CCCCCCCTACCCCCCCACTGCCAACAGGAGCGGAAGCGGAGGTAGTGTCTGACTATCTGAACCGGGTAAACCCATCCGCGTCCCCGTCCTCCCTTGACGAACTGCGCGGGTTTGCAGAAGTCATGGGCGCAGAAGTATGCCGGAGGGCCTTTGACATCGCCCTGGACAGCAAAGCGGCCACATGGCCGTATATCCGCAAAATCCTGCAGGACAAGCAATCGCGCGGCGTCCGGTGCCTTGCGGATTGGGACGCGCTGGAGAAAAAGCGGGAATTCGGCAAGAAGTCCTCAGCGGAGAGCTCGAACAAAAGCGCCTGGGGGTATGTGAAATGAACAGCAAGCGCAAGGGAAAAGAGGGAGAGCTGCGGCTGGTCCACTTCCTGCGGGAGCAGGGCTATGAGTGCCGCAGAACAGCGCAGTACTGCGGAAAAACCGGAGAGGCAGCGGACGTGATCGGGCTTCCGGGCCTCCATATCGAGTGCAAGGCCGTTGAACGGCTGAATGTTCGGGAGGCATTGAAGCAAGCTGTCAGGGACGCGGCTACCTCTTTGATTCCCGTGGTATTTCACAGGCACAGCCGGGAGGAGTGGCTTGTAACGCTCCGGGCAGAGGATTTCATGACCATTTACCGGGAGTGGGAGGCTGGACGACATGAAAAGTAAAACGCTTCTGCGCGTGGTGGAAATGGCACAAAGCGGATGCACAGACAGAGAGATCGGGAAAGCGGTGGGCGCTGCCCCATCGACGGTCAGCTACCACAGGAAGAAAGCCGGAATCGAGAGGGCCCGCGGTCAAACATACCACACTCTGTACACGCTCTATGACCGGGATGGGCAGTACCTGTTTGAAGGCAGCGTGAAGGAATGCGCAAATTTCCTGGAAATTCAGGAGCACACGGTCCGGGAATATCTGTCCAGATTCCGCGCCGGAAAGAAAACGCCTGTTGAGATTTACGCAGAGCCAGTCAGGAGGATGACATGACAGCCGAAAGGCGCGCCCTGCTGGGCGACCACGAGGCAAGTAAGCGACTAACGGACGCGGGTGTGCTGGTTCCGTGCCCGTTCTGCGGGGGAGAGGCGGAAGTTGTAGCATATGGCCCAAGATTATTGCGCCCATCAAGGAACCATGTTTATAGCGTTTCTTGCAACGAATGTGAAATGATGTTCGGATGGGATGTTGACTATGGAGGCCGATATGACACTGAGTATGAGGCTATGCTCGCCTGGAACACCCGCGCACTGATTCTGAGCGCGGAGGAATTACAAAGATTGGAGGAAAACACATGAAGTCGGCAAAGATTTACACTAACGACTTGAACCGCTTGATTGCGGCCACCAAGTCTTTTGTGAGCGATAGCGCCACCCGTCCTTGCAATCAATACATTAAGCTGGAGTTCCATGCAGCAGAAAATCAAGTCGCGGCTATGGCCGTTGATGGCTATCGGATGTCTGTGGAGCACTCAATTATCAGTGATTGCGACGAAGACTTTGTGGCATTCATCAAGAGCAATACCAAACTCCCAAACAAGCAGTATGCAACCATCTCTCTGACAGAAGAAGGGAAAGAGGCTGTAATCCGGTGCGGTGGGTTCTCGTTCGGATATACCCAGCCGCAGGACAGCGGATTTGAATGGGAAAAAGCAATTCCAACAAGTGAGGTAAAATACCGGATTGGCTTCAACGGAAATTACCTCCTGGCAGCTTTACAGGCAGCAAAGGTATCTGCTGGAGAAAGCTTTAGGCAGCCGGTAATTTTGGAATTCCGCAGCAATGTAGAGCCTATTCTTCTCCGCACCAACAAGGAGGACATTAAGATGGTTCTTCCTGTTCGTATCAAAGAAGATTGAGTGGAGGGGATGGAATGAACTTATTCAAGCGTATTGACCCAGTAGACAGGGCCTATAAAAGGCTGAAAGGATATTGCGCCAAACAGTTTTCATGTAGTGGTTGCAGATTTGATGGAGATGATGGTTGCATCTTAAAAACGGTTATCCCCGTTGACTGGCCGATAGGAAAAGGCGAAAAAGAGGCCCAGCCATGAAAATGACGCGGGAAGAAGCGAACGAAATTTTAGAGGATTGGAACCTTTGCCATTATACTCCCAGCAGAGAGGCCGCAGAGGCGGTCATATCGGCCTTAGACCCGTTAGAGATTATTTCCGCCCTCCGCCCCGTCAGCCGGGAGCAGGTGGAGAAGGTCTGGAGGGGTGTGTGGAAACACTATTTGCCGCCTTTGGGAGCTGGAAATATACAGTGCCGCTGTACAAAATGCGGGAGAACCCCTGATGTAGAAACACCTTTCTGCGCATGGTGCGGCGCTCCCATGACGGACGAGGCCGTGGAGATGGTGATGGAGAAAATTAACAATATGGAGGAAATGACAAATGAGCATTGATTGCAGATATTTTACCAACGGGACGAAAACCGCATACACATTGAAGCATACTGATACTGGGCTGGTTGAGGAATTTGAAAAATTCGAGGAAATCCCGGCAGGAGTTCGAGAGCATTTTAAGCGGTTGACTACGCCGAAGTTCTGTGGCCCTGACCTCTCTACCATTCTTGGGTTAAACAGTGTATTTTACCCTGATTGGCCGAAAGCGTGTGGACACCCTGACTATCAGGGGAAAAGTTGTATAGCTGAATCCTGTAAGTATGCAGACGAAGCGGGAGGGTGGGAAAAGTGCCTGTATTTACAGAGTGGAAAATGGGAGCGCTGAAAGATGGATAAAATCGTGGTTTGTGCTCTTTTTGGAGCGATATTGCTCCTGATTTTATGCACCTGTTGCTATTTAGCCGGGTACAAAAAAGGCACACAAGATATAGCCAAATTCCATAATAGCGTTTGGAAAACGGCGGAGAGGGAGGCGATGAAAGATGGCAAAGGTGATTAGGGAATACCAAATAAGGCCGATGGTCTGTGGCTGGGCATTGGATATCCCGATGGGGAATACAACATTTGTCCTGCATTTTAACAGCCGGAACAATGCCGAGTTGGTCAAGGCCATCCTGGAATGGGAGGACTCACACCCGAACGAGGCGATTCCATATCAGCCCACCCTCACCCCGCCGAACGAGGCGCTAATATGCGATGGGTGTCTATGGGCGGAAATGGGGGCACTTGAAAAATGCTCGTCTTGTATGAGAGACAAAAAAGATAATTACTACCGCCGCCCGCCGGAGGGAGAGGAGTACACCTGATGGACTACGAAAAGCTTGTGGCTGACTTAAGAGATTGGTTGCCACCGGAAAGTGAGAAAATCCCATACGGAGAACTAGTCGGCGCGCCATATCCATACAACCTGCAAGGTCCATTGGTGTATTCTGATGAGGTATGTAACTTAGTGGAAGAAGCTGCGGATGCTATCACTGCCCTGTTGGATGAAAACGCTAGACTGAAAAACAGGAAATCAATGTGGAGGAAACTGTTGGAGGCGGTTAAAAGCGCCTTTGGCTGGGGGGACAAAGGAGAGGAGAACCATGATGGACTACGAAAAGCTGATTAGACGATTGCGGAATGATGCCGACGCATATCGAAATGGGAAAACTCTTGGGCGGGCATTTGCCGATCAGGAGGACGTGCTGGACAATGCCGCCACCGCCCTCTCCACGCTCCAGGCCGAAAACGAGAAGCTGCGGGCCGAGCTTGAGCAGGCCGGGGCAGAGATCACCCGCCTGAAACACTACGAGGACAAATGCCATGACTGCCCCATCGTCTGTGCAAAAACGGAAATCATCAAGGCGCACGAGGAGTTGGAAGCGGTACAAGCCGAGCTGGAGCAGAAATCAAAACTGATTGCTCAGCAGGCCGCAGAATTGGAACGGCGGGACAAACTGCTGAAAGAACAAGAGACCGAGTTGGATCAGATGAAGCGGGAGAGGGATGCGGCAGTAGAGGACCTACACAAACTTTGCCCCACATGGAAGTGGGACGGCCAGAAGGAGGAATGACATGGGAAAGCATATTACCATTTTTGACCGGGAATATTCGCAGGAGAAGCAGGCAGAAGGACTTGCGATTTCCGAGGCCGTGGCTACTGGGAAGTGTAATGAATGCGGATATCTCAACCAGTGCGAAAGTAATAGAGGCTTTCGGTTCCCGGTGTTCGCATGGTGCCAGAAGCGGAAACATCAGATTTTGAAGAGCTGGGAGGAATGAGCGTGGAGCGATTAACTGTATGGAGAAAGGACGGGCGAGCGTCAATCGCGAACAGAGATGGGGCTACGCCGTTGCAGCAGACAATGAAAATAACGGATGTTATAGACCGCCTCGCAGCTATTGAGGACATCCTGGGCGACGAGTACGACCTGGAGGATTTAAGGGACGCACTAAGGAGGGAGCAGGATGGCTGATATTTTGACAATTATAGCCGCTGTGGAGTGGATAGTCTTGGGTATTCTTACCTTTTGGAAACTTAAGGGATGGAACAAAAAAATGGATGAACTATACGTGAATATGAAGAAGTGGGCGGTGGACGAATGAAGGAGTACATCGAGAGGGAGAATGCAGAGACAAAACTCCATACTGCCCCAACTGCGGCGCTTTGATGAAGGAGGCCGAGCATGAAAGTTAAGGTTTATTATGAGGGCTATTACATCATTGAAGCCAAATCGTTTGATGACGCTTTGGAAACCAGCAGAGACGATCCAGAAGTTGAATTTGAGGAATGGAGGAACACGGAAGCAGATGAATGGTCTTTTTAACACCTGCGCCACCTGCGTCTGGTATGAGGACTTCCAGGGCGTGTGTTTCAATGGAGATTCCCAGCACTGCGCCGACTTCACGGAGCCGGAGCAGCGGTGCAGGGAGTGGGAGAGAAAGGAGGCCGACCATGAAGTTTCGAAGTAAGACGGGGGAAGTTTTTAGCGTTAAAGAGCTTCCTATGGAATGGCTGAGATTTTTTATGTTCCGTGATACAGAATGGGTAAAAGTGCATCCCCACGAAGCCGCCCGCCTGATGGGCTATGAGGTGGTGGAGGATGAACCCGTTTCAGATTGTAACGGATTGAATGAGGGTACAAATTGTACCCCGGTAAAGGGGGAGGCCAACACGCTAACGCCGTGGAGGGTATGTGCTGCGACTGTGCTCATGGCGGCCCCTGTTGCTCTTGGGACGAAAACGAGGATTGTCAGCACAGGAAAAAGGACGGCACTTGCTGGGTACCATACACGAAGGAGGAGGCCAACATGGACAAGCCATTGAAGGACTGGACGCTGGGAGAACTGAAAGAGTGGTGCTATCAATACAGAAAGGCTCACACAGACAAGCCGTGCGAACAGACCTGCCCTATCTATCAGAGATGGATTTGCTGTCGTGAATGGGTACATGAGTGGGATTTGGAGGAAAAGCCCCGCTGGACGGAGCAGGAGGTGGAGAGGGCGAAGGCGATCAAACTTATTTATCCAAATGCTGAAAAACTGGAATTAATACCATGTGCTATTCGTGTTTACACGGATATTGGGGCAATAGCCTATCTGCATACTGACCTATTTCCAAGCATGAAAAATGGACAAATTTCCACCCTTGACGAGATCATCGGAGGTGCGGAATGAACGAAGTTATGATTACCAACAAATGGGTCCATGAAGATGACCAGCAGGCCAAAGCCGACGCGGGGACTCTCTCAAAGAATGGGATGATCTCTACCAACAAGGAAGGCGGGCAACAGCATGCAAGGCCTTATCGCTCTGAATGGCTCCCGCCTCGTGCTATCTTAGCAGTATCACATGTGCGCTGGGAATCCGAGGCGGTGCATGGTTACAGTGAGGAGAACTATAAACTCATTCCGGCAAAGGAGCATGTTGGGCGGGCGATCACGCATCTTCTGGCGTGGCTGGCAGGTGACACCTCAAATGATCATCTGTCGCACGCTGCCACACGGGTATTGTTCGCACTGGAAATGGAGGAGGAAAGCCAAGATGAATAGAGAAATCCTTTTCAAAGCCAAGCGGCTGGATAATGGAGAGCGGATTTCCGGAAGTCTGGTGTGCTTTGCAGGCGGTGAACGCGCAATCTTGCCAAGTGATAGCAAGGCGTTTTTCTCAAAAAACAAAGGATTCATTTGCTGCGATACCTGCCAGGATGTAGACCCATCCACGGTCTGCGCGTACACCGGCCTGACCGACAAGAACGGGAAGAAGATTTTTGAGGGAGATATCATCCGCTGGACGAACTGGAAGGGCGAGCAAAAAGAAGCCCCTGTATGCTATGACCAAGAGTGGAATAGATTTTGCGTTTGGCTAAATGGTGCTGAGAGTATGGGCGTAAACAAGCACCTTTCAACGAGCGGAATTGAGCTGATCGGCTCCATCCACGACGGGGAGGACGGGCAATGACAAAAGAAGAATCATTGACATGGGTGAAATCGTTAAAGCCGGGAGATATCGTGATATACAGCGGGTTTGGGGTTGCGGGAAGGATTCAAACTGCTAAAGTAGAAAAAGTCACTCCATCTGGTATTGTCAGGACCAATCGGGGCAGTTTTAAAGAATCTCCATGGAGCTGGTCTGGAAGAGTAGGCGGCTATGGGAAAACACCTGGAGAGATTAGCCCGCCAACGGCAGAATTGCTTATCGAGGCAGAGCTTCAAGAAGCGGAAGATGCTGCTGAGAAGAAGCGGCGAGACACCATCTACAAGGCGCGGAACCTGATTTCCGAACTATATTATAATAGATTCCGTATCGACTATGACACGGCAGTTGAGATAATCAATGTGTTAGAGAGGTGGCGGACAGCATGAGCGATTGGATTAGCGTCAGGGAGCGGTTGCCGGAAGTGAGGCAAGAAGTGTTGGTATACTGGCGGAATACATCTCAAAAAGCGGAACATTTTGAATTGACACATTACACAGGGGACCATTGGTATTTACTTGACAATACAGGCCGACCTTGGATTGAGGTTGTTGCATAGATGCCCCTCCCCGAACCACCAAAGGAGAATCAGCAGCATGAGTAAAAAAGTCAACCCCCGCAGACAGCCGGCGTCAAAGGCAGATGTAAAACGGGCTGAGCTTCGTGGGCGGGATGATGGCATCAAATTCGCAAGCGCTCTATTTTTGATGGCCCTGCGCGATAAGGAGGGCTTTGATCTGGAAGCTCTGCAAAAGGTCTGGAAAGGGGTTGGAGACTTGGCGGACAGCATCGCGGAAGGCTACTGCAGCATCGAGGATTTACATACCGTTTTAGAGTCTGAAGCGGGCGCTAGAATTGTGGGAGGGATAGCCCTTGAATGAGTTCCCGGATAGGCTGAGGAGGCTGAGGGAGAGTATGCGGCCAGTTCGGAGTATGACAGTTACATCACAGCTGATGGGGCTGCACCCTGATATGTTAAGACGATATGAGCGGGGAGAAGTAGAGCCCTCAATGGATGCGCTTTACAAGATCGCGGATTACTATGGAGTCAGCACTGACTATCTGCTGGGGCGGACAACTTTCCCGTTTGTACACAGGCTATAACTTTTCATCATCTCAAAAATATAAGGCGGTAATTCCCACAAAAGTGGGAGCAGAAAAGTCAATGTATGGGAAAATGGGAGTGTGGGGGCGTATCTCTGCACTCCCACTCCTTTTCCCCTCTGCCCGGGGGTTCGCCTCCGCCTCCGGGCCTCCTATGCCCTTGTAGCTCAGTAGGTAGAGCGGCCCAGGAATATGGGTGATTGAAGCGTCGCCGGTTCGAGTCCGGTCAAGGGCAAATTTATACCTTTGGGGGAACTAGATAAGCCGCTCCAAAGGCCACGGAGCTGACTGTGGAAAGACACTATACCGGGAGCCTATAGCGTCTGATGGCCCCGGAGAAGGGACATGATGCCCGCCTGTCATGGAGGCGGAAGCGGTGGCAGCTATGACATGCCACGGTGTGCCGACACGGAGAAAGCGGCTGCGCCCGGCGGAGCGTGTAGAGACGGAATCCGCCCCAGTGGACCGGCCCAGCGGCATTGTGACGCTGTATTCTAGATGGCTGGACCACAAAGCGCTGTCCCGATGAAAACTGCCGGAATTAGTACTGGTGTGACAATTTAAGCGGGAAGCGCACATATGCCTCTCCTCGCCGCATGAGGCGGGCGGTGGCACCATTGAGCGGTGGCGGAATAGACACTAATTGTGGTAAAGCTGGTGCGATTGCCAGCAATAGTAGACGCTTCAAGGGATAAGGAGCTTCCCGAACATGCTAAAGATGTCGGGGCCCAGGATGTGGCTCTATGTGAGGTGCAAATCCTCACCCGCTCAAATATGCCGCCCCGCAGTTGCGCGAGACGGGGGTGGGGATAATGGGAGGAAACGCATGGCGGGGTAATCTCCCGCCGTCTCTCGAAAAATGGTTGAATACCGGGGATAGGCCGACGGGCCGAAAAGGGAGGTGCCACCTTACTCCTCTTCCCTGGGTCAACATAAATGGTGGAAACGAAAATTCAGAAAGGCGGTATATCCATGAACGACTTGATGATTTTTAACAACCCTGAGTTTGGGGAGATTCGTACTGTGGGATTGGACGGGGAGCCATTGCTGGTTGGTAAGGATGTGGCATTAGCACTGGGTTACACGAACCCACAAAAGGCAATCCGTGACCACGTTGATGATGAGGATAAGACGGTGAACGAAACGTTCAGCGTCAACGGGACACCGATTGTACTTATCAACGAGAGCGGCCTGTATTCCCTCGTCCTTTCCAGCAAGCTTCCCGGGGCCAAGAAGTTCAAGCGCTGGGTGACGAGTGAGGTATTACCCAGCATTCGCAAGCACGGTGCTTACATGACCTCGGACACGATCGATAAGATGATAAACTCTCCGGAGTTTGGCATCAAACTGCTTACTGCGCTGAGAGACGAACAGGATAAGAGAAAGGCGCTGGAGACAGAGCTGGATAGGAGCAAGGAATGGTATTCCATCAAACGAGTAGCACATCTGAATGGAGTATCATATAAGGTTTTTGACTGGCGGAAGCTCAAACTTGAAAGCCAACGACAGGGCTACGGAGTGAAAAAGATTTTTGACGCCAATTATGGCGAAGTCAATACTTACCATGTAAACGTGTGGGAAAAAGTTTACCCCAATATGGAACTATAAGAATAGTTGACAGGAAGGTGGTGTTATGGCTGCACGGCTGACAGATCGCCAGAAAAAGAAAATAGTGGCTGATTATCTGGAAACCGAGAGTTATAACGCCACGGCAAAGATGAATGGTGTATCAAAGGACACGGTAAAACGCATTGTGCTGAATTGCGAAGGATTCTTCCAAAAAGCGCAACAAAAAAAGAAACAGAATACATTGGATATGCTTGCCTTTATGGATTCCCGTAAAGAGAAGATGCAAGAGGCAATAGACCTTCATCTTAATGCACTGACGGACCCTGAAAAGATAGACGATGCTGGTTTGTCTCAAATTGCGACTTCCTTCGGGATCATCGTTGATAAAGCCACAAAGAACACGGCAAGCGGAAACGACAGCTTAAACAAATTGGATGGGCTGTTAAAGGAGTTCAAAGATGCTGTTAAGTCCGAAACAACATGAATTTGTTCTGAACGCCAATAGGCGGTGGAATTTCAAAGGTGGCGCAACCAGAAGCGGAAAGACTTATCTTGATTTTCGGTGGATGATTCCAATTCGCATCCGAGATCGCGTCGGGAAAGATGGGCTGACAGTTATTCTTGGGGTTACAAAATCAACGATTGAACGAAATGTGTTGGAGCCGATGCGGAACCTATATGGAGACACGCTGGTTGGCTCAATTTCCAGTGATAACACAGCATGGTTGTTTGGAGAGAAATGCTATTGCCTGGGAGCTGAGAAGGTTTCCCAAGTATCAAAAATTCGTGGCGCATCCATCAAATACTGCTATGGGGATGAGGTGGCCGACTGGAGCGAAGAGGTATTTGAACTTCTGAAAAGCCGCCTAGATAAAGAGTATTCTTGCTTTGATGGTACCTTCAATCCGCAATATCCCGGACACTGGCTAAAACAGTTTCTTGATAGTGATGCGGATATATACAGCCAGACATATACCATTGATGATAACCCGTTTTTGCCAAAAAAATTTGTTGACGATTTAAAAAGAGAGTACACCGGAACGGTATTTTATGATCGGTACATATTAGGAGAATGGGCGCTGGCAGAGGGACTTGTCTACCCTATGTTCAGCATGGACAAGCATGTTATTCGCGGAAACCCTGATGGACCTGGATTATATTATATCGCTATCGACTACGGCACAATGAATCCAACGGCGATGGGGCTCTGGCGCGTTTATCGCGGGGAGGCTGTCATGCTGAAGGAGTATTATTACGATGGTCGGGCGAAGAAAAAACAAAAGACCGATGAAGAATATTATCAGGACCTGGAGAATTTTGCGGATGGAAAGAAGATCGAACGTGTGATCGTTGACCCTTCTGCGGCAAGTTTCAAGGAGTGCATACATCGGCATGGGAAATTTGCCGTGTGGGATGCGGATAACTCTGTTTTGGATGGAATCCGGCTGACGGCAACTTTGCTGCAAACTGGACGGATCAAGTTTCACGAGAGCTGCGAGAATACGTTCCAGGAATTTCAATCCTACATGTGGGATGGAGATGCCGGGGAAGACAAAGTCATTAAAGAGTCAGATCACTCAATGGACCAGATGCGCTATTTTTGTAACACCATTATGTGGAGAGAGATCGCATGAGTGTTTTTGTCGGCTGGTTGGGCCGCTTGAAAAACTTCATATTTCCGCAGGCGGTGACTCAGCGGGAGTTTGGCGTTAAGCCTGCCACGGGACAGACAATGGAACGGAACATCAACCTGTGGTTTGCTATGTATGTCAACCGACCGCCCTGGGCGGTTCCTCCTGTGGTTCCGATGGGCCTGCCAGCAGCGATCTGTAGAGAGATTGCCCGCCCGACGCTGGCGGAACTCACAGTAAGCATTGCGGGCAGTGCCAGGGCGGACTATCACAACGAGCAGTTTCAAGCAGCGCAAGAAAGGTTCCTACAGCAGCTTGAGCTTGGGCTTGCAACAGGTGGTATTGCGCTGAAACCGTATGTTTACGGGAACCGTATTTTGGTGGACGGAACCAGCGCGGCAGCGTTTCAGCCTACAAAATTTGATGCTTCTGGTACCTGTGTTGGAGGCGTGTTCCGTGAAAAAGCACAAGCCAATGATAAATACTATGTCCGGCTGGAATACCACAACTTAGAGGGTACTACATATACCATCCAGAACAAAGCATACCGCAGCGACAGCGGCGGTTCCGTGGGACCTGCAGCCGCTTTGAATGAGGTTCCGGATTGGGCGGATATCCCGCCAGAAGTCAAGATAGAAAACCTGGAAGGACCGCTCTTTGCCTATTTTAAGCCCCCGCAGTCAAACAATGTGGACACCGATGATAAAACCGGTGTGTCCGTATATGGAGGGTCCGCGGTAGACCTCATCCAAAGAGCGGACGAGCAGTGGGATTTGATCCGGTGGGAGTACAAGAGCGGCCAGAGAAAGATATTTATGGACGCTACAGAAACAGTAGCAAGGGACTTCGACAAACGCTTGTTTGAGATTGCTCCGTTCTCCAAGGACGGCAAGTTTTTTGAACAGTTTGAACCCTCTTTTCGGGACGAACCGCTTTATCGAGGGCTACAAAATATTCTGAAACAAATTGAGTTCCAGGTTGGCCTCTCTTATGGCACGCTGTCAGACCCACAAAGTGTTGAAAAGACGGCGACAGAGATTCGCAACAGCAAACAGCGGATGTTTATCACTATCGATAGCATTCAAAAAGCGTTACAGCATACCTTTGACAGCCTGATCTATGCCATGGACGTGTATGCTACACTGTACAATCTGGCGCCTGCTGGAGGCTATGAAGTCACCTATTCTTGGGGAGACAGCGTTCTTGATGACGCTGACGCAAAGGAAAAGGAGCGGGCTAACGACCGGCAGGATGTTTCCATGGGCGTGATGAATGATTGGGAATACCGGGCAAAATGGTATGGAGAGGACGAGGCCACAGCCAAGAAAATGCTGCCGAAAATGGAGGACATGACGAACGAAGGAGAGAATGAGATTGAATGAGATACCCGTTTTCTCCAGAAGTTTTGGATGCGCTTCCGGAAGAATTAGCGGAGTTGTTCCGAAGCCTGGAAGAGACGCTCCTTGATGAAATATGCTCTCGTCTGAAACTGGCCGGAGAACTGAATGAGGTCACGGTGCAGGATATCCGGGCTCTGCGGTCACATGGAATTGGCCTAAAAGAGATAGAGAGGGCCATCCAGCGAACGGCCAATATCAGCGAGCAACGGCTCAATAGGCTGCTGGAGGACGTGGTGGAACGTAACCAGCGGTATTACAAAGAGGTCATAGACCTTGCGGGGATGACGGCTCCTGAGACATTGGTAAGCACTGAGGACACATGGGCCATCTACGAGCAGACACGCCAGACTATGAGAAACCTGACCCGCTCTATGGGCTTTCTGGTAGACAATGGAAGAACTATGCTGGCTCCGGCTAGGGCTTATCAGTGGGCACTAGACAATGCTGAGATGCAGGTTATGAGCGGAGCAGTCAGCTATAACCAAGCTATTAGAAATACTGTTAAGCAGCTTGCAGACAGCGGCATCAAGATTGTGGCTTATGAGAGCGGACACCGGGACCAAATCGACGTAGCAGCCCGCCGAGCAGTGATGACGGGCGTCTCCCAGCTCTGTGCCAAATACACGGAGCAGAGTGCGGAATATTTAGAAACGCCATATTTTGAAGTATCAGCCCATATCGGGGCACGAGATCAAGGTACTGGATGGCAGAACCATAAAGCGTGGCAGGGCCGGGTGTATTCTGTTAGAACCGGAGACAAATACCCAAGTATCTATGAAGTATGCGGACTTGGCTATGTGGATGGTTTAGAGGGAGCCAACTGCCGTCATATCAGGACCGCTTTTGTAGACGGCGTGATGGAGCGGACGTATACCGACAAAGAACTGGAACACATTGACGACGGGCATGATGTGGAGTTTGAGGGCAAACGTTATACAGCTTATGAAGCTACACAAAAGCAACGCCAGATCGAGCGGACCATCCGAAAGCTGAAACGGGAGCAGGCCGCGTACAGGGCCGCAGGACTGGAAAAAGATGTCCATGCAGTGACAGCCCGCATCCGGCGGCTGAACAAAGAGTATAAGGTGTTCAGCGAGGCGGCGGGTCTGCCGTTGCAGCGGGAAAGGATGAAAGTGGAATATTGATAGATGAAAAGCAGATTAAGGCCATTGAGGCCGTCCTTTCAAAAGGTGACCGGGTGGAGTTGATTCCCGTGAAGGATGGTGTTAAAATCATACATATCAAGCGGAAGGAAGTGAAAAAAAGTGATTGAAAGGTGCCCTGTTTGCAATGGGAGTGGTTTTGTGTCCAAGAGATTGTATGAACGTCCCGGAGAAACCTGTTCTTGGGGGAGTTATATGAATGAAACGGGATATGTGCAGTGTCATTCATGCGGAGGGAAAGGTATTGTTGGTCAAGATAATTGGTTCAAAGTAACGCCTGAGACGATGCCACCAGATATGGAGCCGGTGATAGTAACAGTAAGAGGCAATGATGGAGGAAAGTTGACTTGGGTTGATGTCCGATACAATCCAGAATATCAAGAATGGGAACAGTTATCGGATTCTGTTGGGGATTATTGGGAAGGGCTTGGAAAGGATTATGAAGTAACGCATTGGATGCCGTACCCGGAACCGGCAGGCTAAATAAATATTGCTCCCAGCGGTAAGCGTTCCGCTGGAAGACCCGAGCGTGGGTAACTGACTACGATTTGTAGTTGGTTGCCCACGCTCTTTTTTTAACCTAATCACCACTCGCAATATCTGCACGGATAAGGCTCTTGATGTACCCGGCCTTGCTTGGAACGCTGTCTAGCCGCTGAATAATGTCCTGCTCCGTTGTTTCCACAAGGCGGATTGTCAACATCTTTGTGTGGGCCTTGTGATAACGGTCCTGAGGTGTTTCTTTTCTTTCTTTGATAAGTATCTCTCCCTTCAAAAGGTTGGGGCCGGTTCCCCGGCCCCGTGGAAGTTACTGCTGGGAACCTGTGATATAAGCGTCGATCAGCTTCTCCAGCTCGGCGGCGGTGTAAGTCTTATCCGGGTCTTGCTTCAAGATTCGGAGTAAGTCATACGCCATAGCCTTTTGAACGTCTTTGCGTTCGTTTTCAGTAGCATTTACTCGCCCCCTTTCTGATTATAGTATAACATAGGTATATACCTATGTCAAGAGATTTTTCAAATATTTTTAGTAAGACCCGCATTTGCGGATTTTATATAACATTTGACCGGACCGAAGTCGTTAAACTACGGGAAACTCAATAAATTTTGGCTATCCGCAAGCCTAAAAGTGCGGGGCGGTGGGTCACGGCAACGACCTAAAAAGCCTAGCCGCAAAGGAGAACGCATGAAAACAGAAGAACTGCTTGAAATTGGACTGACAGAGGAACAAGCGACAAAGGTTTTGGCGATCAACGGGAAAGACATTGAACGATATAAAAAGGCGGCAGATACAGCAAAGGTAGACCTTGAAGCGTCTCAGGAACAACTTTCACAGAGAGATGCGGATATTGAGAAGTTAAAAAAATCTGCCGGTGATGTGGATGGTATCAAGCAGCAGTTGGCTGACCTGCAGACCAAGTACACCACGGAGACAGAGCAGTATCAGAAGCAGATTGCAGATCGTGACTATGCAGATGCTGTCAATCATGCGATTGCCGACAAGGGTGTAAAGTTCAGCTCTAAAGCCGCGGAAAAGGCGTTTGTTGCGGACCTTACCGCCAACCGCCTGACGCTCAAAAACGGGGCTCTGGAAGGGTTTGAAGATTACCTGAAGGCGCAGCAAGACAGCGACCCAGCTGCGTTCCAGGGGGACAAGCCTGCCCCGTCGTTTGCAAAGCCTGTTGGCCCTGGCGGGCCTCCTGCTCACGAGAGCAAAGGAGCCATGTACGCCAAGCAGTTCAATCAAATGTACGCAACCCAAAATACTACGAAGGAGTGAAACGAATGTCTCATTTTTACAGAGTGAATGGCACTTTTCGGCCGAACTTCCTGGAAAGCGAGGTTGGGCTTGTCCTGAAAACCTATCAGATTCCAGCTTCTATGGGCGTGGCGGATGAGTATGGAAACAAAATCGTTGCCGCCGGAACTGTGTTCCCGTCCAATGATGGGAGCGCCGCGGGTATCGTTTTTGACGATGTGGATGTCACCCACGGCGACCACGAAGGGAGCGTCATGCTGGCTGGCCGTGTTCTGAAAGAACGCCTGAATATCCAGAGCGCCGCCGAGACACCGCTGAAAACGGCTGGGATTGTGTTTGTGGATGCGCCCGAAGTTACCAGGGGATATTGCCTGACCTATGAAAAGGACGATGGTACAGGCACGCCTCCGGTTGATACCCATGAATACCAGGAGGGCAGCTATGCTCCTGTATCAACCGATTATCCGCTGACTAAAGCGAGCAATACACAGACCGGATGGGCGCTCTCCAGCGGCGGGCCTGCGGTTACATCGGTCAAGATGACCAAGGATGCAAAACTCTATCCCGTCTGGACTTCCGCAGGTGTCTAACAAGGAGGATTGACAAATGGCTGATATTTTAACGTTGATTTCCGATGCTGACAGACTGGACTTTTCTCAGAATCTGTCTGTTGCCCGTCCTGCTTACCTGGGAGACAGGCTATTCCCCGACCAGAAAACCGAAAACCTCAAGGCGGAATATATGCGGCTGGCCAATGGCGCTACCCTGCCCGTGATGGCTACCGTCCACGCCTTTGACACGGAGGCAGAGATCGGTTCCCGGCCTACCTTTGACAAGATGGAGGTCGAAAAGCTGCTGATTAAGCGCAAGATCAACCAGACTGAACGTATTCGGCTCCTGAGTGAATCCGGAGTGTATGCTGATGCCGCCATCGTGCGCTATGTTTTTGATGACATGCGGATGATGGCGGATGCAGTGAAGGTCCGTACTGAGGTTGCAAAGATGGACGTGCTTGCCACCGGCAAGATGAACGTCAATGAGAATCGTTTGAAGATGACCGTTGATTATAAAGTTCCCAGTGAAAACCTGGCCTTCGATTTGGACATGTCCGCTGATGCTGATGTCATTGGTCAGATTCAAGCCATTGTGGACCAAGCCGCTGAGATGGGGTACACCATCAACGAGGCGATTACCTCTAACAAGGTAGTCCGTAAGTTAGCGACCAACAAGGGCATTCAGACCCTGATCTTTGGTTCTGTTGGACAGGGGACCTATGTTCCCAACGAGCGTCTACGCGGTTTGTTTTCGCAGCTCTTCGGATTTGGAACCATCACAACCTATGATCTGCGATATAAGACTCAGAAGGCGGACGGCACTGAGGCGACGCACCGCTTCTATCCGGAGGACAAGATCTCCTTCACGGCTGCCCGCAGGTGGGTGTGGGCTTGTGGGGCGTGTCTCCAGAAGAGGCGGAGTATGGACAATACAACGAAAAGTCCGCCGATCAGTACATCACCATCACCCAATGGGCGACGCCTGACCCTGTAGCGGTGTGGACGAAGGCAACTGGCTTGTTTATCCCGGTCCTTCCTGACCCCAACGGCCTGTTTGTGGCCTCTGTAAAGCCAGACGCTGCCTCGGGGGGTTAAATGAGCTGTTGAGCGCGGCTTCACTCTCCACGCCTGACTTCTCCAGCATGACACGGGCAGAAATGCTTGATTATGCTGTGGAGAACAGCGTGGAGGGTGTCAACAGCTCCATGAAAAAGGCCGATATTTTAGCGGTACTCCGGAGGACCGTTTCATGATTTATGCAAGCTACGAGTTCTATTCGTATGTGTACTTCGGAAAGGCCATTGAACCGGTTGATTTCCCACGGCTTGCGCTTCGGGCAAGCTCCTACCTTGACTGGTGTACAGCTGGAAGAGCCGCCAAACACGCGGACCTGGAGGCGGTAAAGATGGCGTGCTGCGCCCTTGCTGAGGACTACCAGACGATTGATTCCGCCAGGATGCTGGCAAACAGGAGCTTATCTTCTGCATCTGGAGACAGCGGAGAACTGCAAAGTCAGACTGTTGGAAACTGGTCCAAAACCTATCGTTCCGGGGGGGCAAGCGCCAAAGATGCGCTGAGCGCAGCAGAAAGCGCACAGGAGATACTTATGTCCACGGCAAAGATGTATCTGGCCGGGACAGGGCTTTTGAAAGCGAAGGGGTACTACGCATGAGTATGTTTCCGCACGTTGTTACACTCTATAACACGAAGAGTATAGAGCTGCCGGAAAACAAATTTGATCCTACTTTGGTCAATCACATCACTGTTCTGCGTGGTGTACTCCTGGACGCCTCCAAGGGCGCTAATGTGAACAAAAGTGGCCTGGAAGGGGCGGACGCCGTTACCTTGTATATCCCGGTCAATGTTGATGCTGTGGATGGTTTAACAGGCAGAAAGAAGCGGTATGTCGGACCAAGAGAATTTTGGAATGCAGACGACAAAACCGGCCTGTGGACGCTCTCTGTAAGCCGCGACTGCTTTTTCGTCAAAGGGGAGGCCGTACACCCAGATTGGACAGTACAGGCCATTGAAGCCGCATATGACAGCGTGTATGACGTGACCAAGGTGGACTTTAAGGACTACGGCGGGGATATGAGCCATTGGGAAGTCGGGGGCAACTGAGATGCTTAAATTCATGGTGTATACAGATGGCATTGATTCACTCTCCCAAAGACTGGCCGATGCCTCCGACAAGGCGGCGCACATTGTCGCTCTTCAAGCGAAAAAGGACACCTCCCCGTTTGTCCCGGCTTTGACAGGCTCCCTTGACCAGCGGACGAAGGTTGAAGGGTCAAAAATCATCTATCCCGGCCCTTACGCCAGGTATCTGTACTACGGAAAGGTCATGGTAGACAGCAAAACAGGAAAAGGCCCCATGCGAATTGTTGCACAGGATGGAACAGAAGTGATCCGATTCCGAAAAGGTGCAACATTGAAACCAACCAGCAGACCGCTTAATTATACCAAGTCCCATCATCCTAAAGCACAGTCGCACTGGTTCGAAGCCAGCAAGGCGGCGAACCTACAAAAATGGCTCAGAGTGGCAGGAAAGGCGGTTAACGATGGAATCTAAGAATAAACCGAGGATATCCGTTCCTGCTTCTGAACGGAGCGACATCGACAGAAAGGTGCTAGCGTGGCTCAACGAATACCCAGACCTGCCTGTAAAAGTCATTGAAATGCAGCCCATGCTTCCGATCAATCAGGTCGGAATGGCGGTGGCTGCGAGTACAAACGCATTTTATAGCAAGCGGTACATTCTCGGCGGTTACAGAGCGGAGTATTCATTTCAGATTTTTTACCGCATCAGGCCGGGTGATAGCATGAACGCCCGGTTGGAGGCGCTAGAAACCCTCAACACAATCGGAGATTGGTGCAGGGAGAACAAGCCAAACCTTGGTGATGCAATCCGGGTTTTGAATGTTTCACCTGTGTCCTCCGCAGAATTGCTTGCCCCTTACGAGGGCGGCGATGAGGACTATTTTATCGAAATCAGACTGACCTACGAGGTCGGCGTTTGAAAGGAGAAACAACATCATGGCAGATTTGACTTTTAACACCACACCCGGCCAGACTGTGGGCCGTGAAATGTTGATTGCTTACTTAAATACGGAAGAGGACTCTGGTACCCCTAAGTGGGCGGCAATCGGAAAGCGAGTAGAAGATAGTTCGTCTGAGTATGACTGGCAAACAGAGACAAAGGTTGACATCTTCGGGAATACCTACACCAACGGAAAGAAGCCCACAATCACCCAAACCTTTGACCCGTGCGAATTAGATGCGGATGACGCGGCACAAAAGAAAATCTGGAATCTTGCCATTAAAGACCAGAATGTAAATGCTCTGATGAATCAAGACATGCTCATCGTCCATCTATATGCAGGTACGGCTAATACAGCTGTGTTTGCAGAGAGGTATGCATCTTGCTCTATTCTTCCCTCTGGGCTTGGCGGAGAGGGCGGCGGCACGATTGGTATGCCGCTTGAAGTGACTTATGGTGGGACTCGTACTGTAGGAACAGCCTCCGTTAGTGGCGGGACAGTGACATTTACGCCTAGTGATGAAGAGGTCTAAGACATGAAAGAAATTAATTTTGATTCAGGTCTCACTATATATTCTCTAAACGGTAAGTGCGAGGTGTCTTTTAACCCGACTGACAGCAACTTTGTGGAACGGCTTTATTCCTCTTTTGAGGACTTGGACAAGAAGCAGGAGAGTTACAAGGCACAGATTGAGAAGATGGCGGATAAGAGGCAAATCTTCGAATTTGCCAAAGAGCGGGATGCAGAGATGCGTGACATCATTGATAGTGTATTTGAAGCTCCCGTGAGCGAGGCGGTGTTCGGCGGCATGAACGTCTACGCAATCGCTAATGGCCTCCCCGTGTGGTGTAATCTGATGATGGCGATCATGGATGAAATCGACACCACATTCTCAAGAGAGCAAAAGCTTACTAATCCAAGAATCAGTAAATATACAGCAAAATACCAAAAGTATCAGAAGAAGTAATCAAAGGAGTACGTCATGAGATATGGGCTGCCTAAAAGCGTGGAGATTGACGGGCAAGAGCTTGCTATTCGCTATGATTACCGCGTTATCCTTGATGTTTTCGAGGCCATGAATGACCCAGATTCCAGCGAGGAAGACCGCGCCCTTGACGTGCTCCAAATCTTCTATGTAGATTTTGATGAGCTGACCGACTATGACGCGGCCATGAAAGAGGTGTTCCGATTCATCAACGGCGGCGAGGAGCCACGGGAGCAGAAAGGCCCTCACCTTGTGGACTGGCCTATGGATTTTCCCCGCATCATTGCCCCGGTCAACCGTGTGTTGGGCTATGAGACCCGCGCTGTGGACTACGACATCGAAACCAACACGGGCGGCATCCACTGGTGGACAATCCTAGCGGCCTATGCGGAAATAGGGGACTGCCTATTTGCCCAGATCGTCCGCATCAGAGACAAGAAGGCCAAGGGCAAGCCGCTGGACAAATCAGACCGGGAGTTCTACCGCAAGAACCGTGACATCATCGACATCAAGCAGAAATACAGCGAGGCGGAGAATGACCTCGTTAACCTCTGGACGGGCGCAAAATGAAACCGCCCCCGGAGGAGCGGCTATGACTATCGTATCGTACATTTTGTCAACTGAACTTGAGCAAGAGGGATTCCATCGCACTCACCAGCGATGGTGATGTAGTCTCCATCCTTTAGCTGTGCAATCAAATCCGTTTGGTCTCCATCCTTCGGGAAGAAGCACTGGATAGGATAAAGGCCATAACCGTCATTTGTTTCGAGCGAAATGCACGGTGCTTTTGTCAAAACATCCTGCCCGATGTTTTGAATTGTGCCAGTCACGACCAACACTTTATCCTTATACAGCGCATCGGCATTCACTGCATTCTCCTTGTATGCCGCCCACAAGCTGGTGGCTGAGATGGTGATCTCCTCCGGTTGGGTGCTCTCCACTGGATTAGCAGACGGTTGCGTGGGGGTTGTGGTTGATTGGCCTAAACTGGGGCCATCGTTTGACGGACTATCAGAGCGGCCCCCAAAAGTAAGAGATACAGCGGCGAGCACAGCAACGACAATCACGACCGAAAATGCAATATTTCCCTTAATTCGTCTGCTTCTTTTTCTTGGGGAATTTTTGCTGTCGAAAGAGACAGTTTCTGGTGTGTTTGTTGCATATTCGCGCTCAACCACAATATGAGAGCCAGATATTATCGTATTTACAACCCTTGCCTTATCTTCCGGCGACAAGAGAATCGAAGCAGAGCAGTCTATCTTTCGGCCCCTTTGAAACGAAATGGTATGCGGCCCGTCTTGTGCGTATGCAGAAATGGTTGTCCCATTTCGCAATGTCCCGACAACCTTACCGTCTAAAAGAACAGTAAAATCAGCCGCACAGCCCCACATGCACTTCTCCCTGGTGATAATGATTTCTTTATATCCATCCACATAAATCTCTCCCTTCAAGGTGGTGTTTTATATGTCTGCTGACGGTTCTATCGTCATTGAGACCAATATTGATGATAAAAACGCTCAGAAAGAACTTAATCGCCTTAATAGGCAGATCAAATCTTTGGAAGAACAGCTTGCCGCAAAAAAACAGGGCAGGATTCCGCTTGAAAACAGCCTTAACTCAGTCAACACAAAGCTGGAAGAGGCTAGAAAACGACTTGCAACACTGCAGGATGAACAGAGTGTCATCAATATTTCAATGCAGCCTGGTGTGTCAGCGGATGACTTTATGCGATCATACGCCGATAAACCCATAGTTGACGCTGCGCTGAAACAGCAACAGGCTGAGGTCAATGCAATTGAAAAAGAATGGAAACAGGCCAACAATGCTCTATCAACCTATGATTCAAAAGTTTCCAGTTTGGAAAGAAAACTAAACCGGACGAAGGAAGAAGCAGGAAGCATCCAGCAGAACATGGCAAGAGCTGGCCCTGCTTCCGAAAAAATGGCAAAATCCGTTGATCGTGCGCAGAAAAGTGCGGCCAAATTTTCCATGCGTCTACGTGAAGTTATCAGGAGTGCACTTGTTTTCACGATTATCACACAGGCTCTTGCAAAGTTCCGGGAGTGGATGAGCAAGGTAATTAAGACGAATGACGAAGCAAGGGCTTCCATCGCAAGACTAAAAGGCGCTCTTTTGACATTGGCCCAGCCGTTTGTTGACGTGATTATACCAGCCTTTGCTAAGTTTGTCGATATACTGGCTCAGATTATTTCCATGGCGGCACGGTTTACTGCGGCCCTTTTTGGGACTACCGCAGACAAGGCGGCGGATTCCGCTGAAAGCCTATATGAGGAAACAAAAGCTATTGAGGGAACTGGAGAGGCGGCAGAGGAAGCGGAAAAATCTATGGCTTCTTTCGATGAAATCAATCAGCTTTCAGGAGGAAACAAAAAAGTTTCTGATCAAGATCAGGAAATTATTCCAGATTTTTCCACAATCAATCAAAACAGTGGATGGTTGCAGAAAGTCATGGAAAGCGTATCTGCGTGGGTCCCGATTGCATTAATGCTTGGAGGAATTGCGCTTATCGCAATTGGCGCCTCAATGGGAAGTTTGATTCTTGTTATTGCTGGCTTGCTCTTGCTTGGAACCGGGATTGCATTTGCCGGAGAAAACGAGCAACTCCAGTCATGGGTCGATGCGCTTGGACTTAATAGTGTGCAGGAATTTGTCGTTATTGCTGTCATTCTTGGCGGGATTGCCATGGTTGCAATCGGAGCAGCTACAGCGAATATACTACTTGTAATAGCTGGTCTTGTTTTAATTGGTGTGGCTGTTGCGTATGCGGCGCAGAGCGGTATGATGCAAGACTGGGCAGAAACCCTCGGACTTTCGAGAGCAGCTCAGTTTATAACTGCAGCACTGCTAATTGCAGGATTTGCGCTCGTCTGTATCGGTGCGGGCCTCGGTAATATTCTGATGGTGATATCCGGAATCGCTTTATTTGCAACTGGAATTTATGTAGGAATCGAAAGCAGCACGCTGAAATCATGGGCGGAGACGCTTGGGCTTGATTCGGCGTTTGAGTATGTCGCAGCCGCCATTCAAATTGCCGGATTTGCGCTGATTTGCATTGGAGCGGCGATGGGTAACATCTTTATGGTTGTCGCAGGCGGAGTTTTACTTGCTGCAGGTATCACGGCAGAACTAATTGGGGAGCAAACATTGATGGCGTGGTGGGAGAAGTTAAAACTAACGACTGTTGTCCAATGGATATCTGTTGTCATACTTTTAGCCGGAATTGTAATGATAGCTGTTGCAGCGGCTACGGCAAATATTCCATTGTTAATTGCTGGTGCAATTATTCTTGGGCTTGGAATCGTTGCTCAGTAAATGATGGACACTTGCAGGATTGGGTTGAAACGTTGGGGCTTGAAAAAGTCATGGGGTACGTGACTGCGGCTGTCATGCTCGTTGGCATCGGACTTGTTGCAATAGGTCTTATGACAATGAATCTAACGATGTTTCTTGGTGGTATTGCATTGCTTGTTGCCGGATTGGTCATCGGCAATGAAAGCGGAACATTCCAAAGCTGGGTTGAAACTTTGCACCTTGAAGAAGTGGCTGGATGGGTATCGACAGCACTCTTACTTGCCGGCATCGCTCTTGTTGCAATCGGCGCGATGACGCTGAACCCCGTTATGCTGTTGGCCGGAATCGCCTTACTTGGCGGCGGAGCCGTTCTTAAATTAGGGAGCAGTGGAGCAACAAACGGAATGCCTTCCGGAGGAAGGATGAGCCGAATGGCTCCTCCCCGCCTTGCCATCGAGGATGTCCCTGCGCTGGCCCGAGGCGCGGTCATCCCGCCCAATAAGGAGTTCCTCGCCGTGCTGGGCGACCAAAAGAGCGGTACGAACATCGAGGCACCCACATCGGAGATCGAGGCGGCGGTCATGCGCGGCATCCAGCGTAGCGGGATGAGCGGAGGGAGCGGAGACCATACCGTTATCCTTCAAATTGGAGAGCGGGAGATGGGGCGAGTGATGTACAGGCTAAACAACCAGCAGACGCAGAGAATTGGTGTGCGTCTTTCGGAGGAATAAATGAACTACATCAAACTGAATGGCGTGGAATTTGATGCTGATGTCGCAATTTCCGCTTACAACAGAAATTTTAATGTGCTGGATGGCCCCAACGCAGGGCGAGTTTTGACCGGGAGAATGATCCGGGATGTAATCGGGACATATCTTGGACATAAGATTACTGTATTTAGGCGTGGGGATGATTACGCCGGCTTGGATGAGTTCTGGGAATATCTGTATCAACATTCTATCGATGATTCCGTATTGCTAGAGGCTGCGGACGGGCAAAAAACTATTAGTTACCAGGCCTATTACACCAGTGCATCACAGGATATTGAGAAGGTTGAAAAGGGCGTGAATTTTTGGGGTGAAATCGAAGTAAATTTCATTCCTATTGACGCACAGCTAAAGAGATGAAAGGGGCGCTGGTATGGGACGAAGCAAGATTGAATATGAGGACTGGGTGTTTACTGGGTCAGAAATCAGATCCGGAAGAATCTATTCCACAATCTCCTTGTTGCAGTCCGAACTTGAACCGAATTCGTTCGAAGCAGAGGTAGAGTGTGCTGACCCGTCCATCCTGTCTTTCCAGAGGAACGCACCGCTAAGATATTATAATGACGATATACTAACCGGCATTTTCTATGTCCAATCGATCAAGCGCACATCTGCATCGACATATACGATTGAAGCAGATTCTGCAATCGGTATTCTGGCAGAGGGCCAGCACTATGGGGGCATTTATAATGGCGAAACTGTATCAGAAATTCTTCCTGGCATTTGTGGCAGCGTACCATATATTTTGCATTTCTCTCTCTCTAAAATCGCACTTTATGGGTGGCTACCGATTGCAACACCAAGAGACAACCTAGCACAAGTGTTGTTTGCAATTGGAGCAACAGTTAAGACAGACAGGAAGGGCATTTTAAGGATTGAATCCCTTTGGGATGGAATCAGCGGAAATGTCGGAAAAGACAAACTATTTGAGGGGCCAAAAGCATCGCATAGTTCTAAAGTTACGCGCGTTGCAGTAACCGAGCACCAATACGTACAAGGTGCGGAAGAAGCGGATTTGTTTGAAGGGTCTACGCAATCTGGAGACATAATTACTTTCTCCGAACCTATACACAGCTTGACCGCTTCTGGATTTACTGTTTTGGAAAGCGGTGCCAATTATGCAAAAGTATCTGCTGGAACAGGTACATTAAAAGGGAAAAAATATATTCATAATACGAGACAAATATCTCGAAATATAGAGGAAGGGCGAAATCAAGAAACAGAGAATGTAAAATCTGTAACAGAAGCGACTCTGGTTTCCCTTGTAAATTCAAGTTCCGTAGCCAACAGACTGAAAAATTATTACGCATGCTCAGAGACTATTGATGGGGACATTGTACTTGGACAGCTATCTCCAGGTGATGTTGTAACCACCTACCATCCGTACGATAAATCGGATGTGCAGGCATGCATTGAGAGTCTTGATATTACAGTATCAGGGACGCTGCGGGCAAAATCTAAACAACTTGTCGGCTACCGTCCACTCCAAATTGAGCAAACAGTTATTTATGATGAACATGAACTGCTGACCGGAAGCGGTGAATGGGCCGTTCCGGAAGGTGTATCTGAGGTACGAATAGTGCTGATCTCTGGAGGACAAGCTGGATATAATGGACAATCTGGCGAGAAAGGCACAGCGGGCGGGAATATTGTGCGCAGAGACAACGATTATCAAACAACGAATGTTCAAGCTGGGCAAAGCGGCTCTATAAGCGCTACAGCGTCCCAATCGTACAGCGGAGGTTCGGCGGGCCAAGGCGGAGAGGGCGGTGCTCCGGGTATCGCCGGAAATGTTTTGCAAACAACTATTTCGGTAAATCCAGGCGATAAAATATCCTATAGTTGTGGAACTGGCGGGGTATCTAATGGCGCGCCTGGAGGGCAAACAACATTTGGAGATATGTCCTCTGAAAATGGCGGAATCCTTCCAGATGGATATACGGATATTGTCACCGGAATTACTTATGCGAAAGCAGGTTCGTCTGGTGGAAAAGGAGGTGCAGGTGGCTCAGTTGGGGCTTCCGGAGCTGCGGTTAATGGAGTTCCAGGAGGTTCAGGGTACTCTAGACTGAATGAGACATATCCAAGAGATGGCACTTCTTCTCAGACAACTTGGAATGGATCTGCATCGTACAGTGATGGTGGTGCTGGAGGTGGCGGTGCAGGCGGGGCGTCTGGTAATTCAAACGGGTCACCTGGTGGCAATGCTTCATATGGCTCATGGTCTAGAAGTGTTACACTTGATACTGGAGCAAGTTCAACATTAGGAACAAGCACAAGCGGAAGTGGAGGACGAGGCGCAAATGGGGCTCCTGGAGAAACCTACGGCTCGGCAGGTTCTGGCGGAGGCGGAGGCGGAGGAGGCGGCGCAAATGGAGATGGATCAGTTTCCGCCCAATACTCAAAGACACAGAAAAATGTTAATACAAGCACTATATCCATTTGGGCAAGTGCTGAGGTAGCCATTTATCCCCGTAATGGTGGAGCAGGTGGGGCAGGAGGTTCAGGCGGCTCCGGAAAAGAAGGGTGCATCATTTTATACTACGGTAAGAAAAAAGAAATCAAGCCCGGAAAACTCATAGATAAAAACAAAAAAACAGTTCTTGATAAAAACGGGCGGCTTATCATCGTTTAGGAGGACAATATGACGCAGGAAGAGTTCAATCAAATGCTCCAAATAGCTATTTCGGAAGGGCTTCCAGGCGGATATTATACAAGCAAATATTCTGGCGAAGAACAGGATTCTATGTTTGATTGGGTAAACGCACAGATGAATCCGACGGTGTGAGGTGATGGTGCATGCTCTATATGAAGGATTGGGAGGTGTGTGCTCCGCCGGGGTTCTCTTTAGGCTTTGAGGGGGACAATAGGGTTACAGTTCTAGAGGTGTCCACCGACCTGACGGAGGAGTGGGACCTGAAAGTAGACGTGGAGAAGGACGGCGGAAAGAACATCATTCAGCTCACGCGGAACGGAACTGTCTACAGTGCCCTTTTAACGGCCTCTATGCTGGCAGATGATGGTACATATGCCATGCAGGTACGCGGTACTCTGGGCGACTATGTTCGGCACAGCAACCTGTTTTACGCTACGGTGTTCCGGAGCATAAATGCGTCAGACTCTTTCCCGCCTCCTTTACCCTCAGAGTTTGAGCAGATGGAAGAAAGGCTGACAGGCATCAACGATAATCCGCCGATGCCGGGTGAAAACGGCTATTGGATGATCTGGAACCCGGATAAGAAGGAATATGAGGAGAGTGATGTTCCACTTCCAGCTGGGGGCTCTGGCTTGCCAAAGATTACCCCAGAGGACGAAGGAAAGTTTCTGGGTGTTCTGGACGGCGCTGCGGAGTGGGTTTTGGGAGGCTCCGGTTCCGGCAATGTATCATCTCCGGAGATATCAGTGATCCGTGTGATGGACAGGCAGGAATATGAGGAGCTTCCCACAAAGAGCCCCACCACGCTCTATCTGATTCGGGGGTAGCAAAATGATTTATGCAGGAACAGAGACCATAGAGACCTTGATGCTGGGAGAGATGGGGATTAAAACCATCATGGCTGGCAGCGAGAATGTTTATGAAAGGCCAGGGGCCTATGTATATATCCAACTTGACACAAAGGAGAGTCAGTAAATGGCAAGCTATTTTAACCTAACTCTTGATACCACCGCACCGTCTGGCCTGACACTGCAAATCAATGATGGGGCACTGTATGCGACCAGTACAGCGGTAAAGCTGACCATTGGAGTCAGCGACGAGCAGACCACCGGCTACCAGATGAAAATCTGGGGAATTGATGGTGTCGCGGAGGAAGAGTCCGCCAGCTGGGAGACCTTTGCCACCAGCAAGAGCGTCAACCTGACTTCTGGGGATGGCCTGAAGACTGTACATATCAAGGTCCGTGACGATGTGGGCAACGAGAGCGCCGAGGTGACGGATGATATCACTCTCAACACTACGGTTCCCGTGGTCACAGTCACCGGCCCGGACAAGAGCAAGATTTCCAAGATTGCGGGATTCAATCAGTCTGTTATCAACTTTACTTCCGATGTGGAGTTTGACGAGTACAAGGTTTGCGTGGTTCCTGCCAATTCCAGCGAGCAGGATGCGGGCACCCTGATCCCCACCACTGGCGGCTCCATCAACACCAGCGGAAACGAAGGCAATTATCCCGCCACCACTAATATCCAGGTTACGATTAACGGAACCGATTTGGAGAGCGCGTCTACCGGAGACGGCGTGAAGATTGTCAAGGTCTTCGTCAAGACTGCCGCAGGAATTTGGAGTGTGGCATAATGGCGGCCCCAAAGCTGACATTCTCTATTTCCGGAGAAAAGGTCTCCGCCGTGTCTGGCTTTGATTATATCATTGTGGCGTTTCAGTCAGATATTCCCTATCAGGCGTTTGAGTGCCGCGCTACGAAGGCTGGGGAGGAGTACGGCGTGGGGAAGGGGGCGCTGATCGCGTCCTTCTCCACCACCCCGGCGAACACACAGCGGAGTTTCGAGGTGTATGACGATTACCTTGTTCATGGAGACGGGAACTATCGAATTTCCCTCTTTGCACAGGGGGAAGACGGAAGCTGGAACGACAACTACTATTATATTCCTGTTGGCAGCACAGCCTACATTACCGCCGATGGGGAGCCATATCTCTGCATGAGGGAGTGATCATATGCCGACAACAGATGGATATAACGGGGCCTACACGGGACCGGAAATTGACAAGGGAATCGCAAGAGCGAATCAGGCCGTTACGGTTCCCGGAAGCGGAACGGCTTCTATGTCCGAAACCCTCGGCTCCGGCCCATACACGATTGAGTTTACTGAGGAGGCTGGTTCTGGGGGAGGAAGCCTCCCAGACGGTTCCGCAGGGCAAATTCTTGGCTATGTCGAGGATAACGTTGTAGGGCCGATCATGAGCAAGAGTGATCTGTTGAGTGCTGAGACGGCGGCTTTATTTCCTGGACTACCAGAGAATCCAATGCCAAATGATGTTTTCGGAAAGATTGGAACGTTTATGGACGAAAACACCTATTTGGAAAAAGTCAATGAATTTGAAGCAACGGAAGATTCTGATGTTTTTGCTTTTGCAGTTACAGAAAACGATTTAAGAGAAACCTTTATTGTTTCTATTTCTGGTATCAGTGGAAATGCTTCTTCTGTAAAATTAAGTTCTCCCCATTCTTCTTCACGAAGATACTCTAAGATACAAGCTGGCTCAGACTACATATTTAACTCAACAACAACTAGTATAGTTATTGATCAACAACATCCATCATTTTTTGTTTTTAGATTTTCTGGTACTGTGTCAGGAAATAATACTGTAGGTGTACAAATAATTGTACACGATATCAATGGACTTCAATTTTTCAACTGTACTGGTAATTCCGATAATTACAAAACTGCAATTTTCAGTATCGATTTAAACATTGGACAATCATTAAAAATTTACAGGGTTGTAAAGTAGGTGTAAAAATGAAAAAGCTTGTTACAGTATTAAAATCAGATGGTTCAAAAGAAGCAAAAATGATGGATATTCCGGAACCAGAACCGGAGACAGATCTGGAACCAGCTCTCTCTATGGAAGACATTACCCTGGATATGCTTGCGGACCACGAGGAACGCCTGTGTATGTTGGAACTCACCACCCTATGATGAGAAAGGAGAAACCCTATGTCTACAGTATACAATCTTTGCAAGCTGTTGATTGACCGGGGCCGGACGGAAGGCCTGCAGGAGAAGATGGACGTGTATCTGGCGGCGGACAGGCTGACCCCGGAGGAGTACAGCGTCCTGAGCGAAACGCTGACTAAGGCAGGTGGGTGAACAATGGCAATCAAAGTAAATGGAAAGCTGGTGGCAGGGGCTGGTAAATCGGCCTATGAATCTGCCAAGGATGGCGGCTATACCGGCACAGAAGATGAATTTAATACATCGCTTGCGAATTCAGTCACCGTAGATGGCGGGGGCGTAATGTCCATGAATGAATCCTTTGGCGCCGCCCCGTTTACCCTCACCTTCACAGAAGATGGCGAGAATGATGTAAGCGCCTCCGAGATCACCTATAACAACACGGAGTCTGGTATGGCGGCCACCAATACGCAAGAAGCCATCGACGAGCTTTTTCAATCTGTCAGTGAGGGCAAGTCCGTGATTGCCGCCGCAGTCACTGACAAGGGGGTTGAAACTGCGGCGACGGACAGCTTTACGGCAATGGCGCAGAAGATTGAACAGATATCGACTGGGGCAGAGATCGTTTCTGGTACTTTTGTTGGAAACGGGAGTAATTCTATTACAGTTCCAAGTTTGGCGGGTTATTCCAATGTTGTTGCAATCACCACTGCGAAAAGTAGAGAGCTTGCAAACAGAGAATTTTTGACAGTTTCGCTTTTTTATACAGACTCAGTAAAATTACTGGCATATGTGTATAGATCAGACAATTCTGCTGATGTCCGCTATTCATATCTAAACACTACAAATCTAACATACAACGCTCAAAACGGGAAAATTACAGGTGGCGGTTCTATGGTGTTTATAAATGGCGTCACTTATAACTATGTCGCCTGGAAATCATGAGGGGGTGAATCATGGCACTCTACGTAAACGGCAAAAAGGTGGCCGGGATTGGACTTCCCGGCAAATCAGCTTATCAGTATGCGGTTGATGGAGGATATACGGGGACGGAGGAAGAATTTCAGGAAGTACTCGCCAATGCGGGCGGAAAGCCGATGGTCCATGGTGTGACGCTTCTCGCGTCTGCATGGTCTGGAAATGCTCAGACAATCACTGTTCCAGGAGTACTTGCCGACGAGACAAAGCAGCTGATTCAGCCTGTGCCTGCTATTGCCTCGCAAGCCGCTTACCTCGCTGCCGGAATCCTCTGTACCGGACAAGCTGCCAATAATCTGACCTTCACTTGCCAGACGGTTCCGGAAGCGGATTTGACGGTGTATGTGGTAATAACTGATGTTAAAAGCTAAGGAGGACACATGATTGCAAATCAGATGATCATTGGTACATCTCTTCCAGAGCTGTCTAATCCAGCAACAGCGGAGAATCTAGCTGCCGGAAAACAGGCCATAGATAGCAGCGGTGAAATAATCACTGGCACGGCAGAAGTTTGTGATATGCTTGCAAACCTGGGAACCGCTACTGCGGCAGATGTAGCGATCGGAAAGACGTTTACGAGCGCGGATGGTGTAAAAATGACGGGGACAGCATTAGTAAACCAAGCGTCCCTTAGATCAGTTACATACAGGAACTCAGGTATATCAAGTAATATTATGATATATTACTCATCTTTGAGTGGCCAAGGTTTGGTGATGCAGAACGCTTTTATAGTAACCCCTAATGCATCATCTGGAACATTACAAGCAGTACAAAACACTTTCATTTATATGAGATATAGCTCATATCTGGAATTATCAGGAAATGTTACCGATATGAATGCTCCTGGCACTGATGTGAGAGTATACAAAGTAACATGAAATCTTTGTGGCGTAATGTCCATACATTTTCAACAAGCAAATCACACAGGCTTTTTCTAAAAAAGCGAGATTAAGTATGCGCGCCAAACCTTAAAGGTCCATTGGCTTCCCGGTTTTCCAGTCCCGGCCTGGTTCGTGGGCAACCCATGAAGTTTCCCCGCAAAAGGAACAGGGATGATGCCAGTCCCAAGAACCCCATATATTGGAGCCATCTGGCGGAGTGAAAGGGGCCATTCGCCCACACTTTGAGCAGATCACGGTAACTTTATACAAATCCATATCCATATTATCACCTCAAAAAGATTATACCACAGATAGGCGGTGCTGCCCATGAGTAATGAAAAATGTATCATAGACCACAGCGGGATTGTTTGGGCCTGCAAAAAGCGGATATGCTGGAAAAGCAGATAACGGAACTCCGAGAATCCGCGCGAGGGACTCATAAAGAGATGTTTGACCGCATTCGGGAGCTTGAAAAGGTAGAAGCCGCCCGGAACGAACAGTATAACAACATCATGAAAAAACTGGACAAGCTGATCGAGTGGCAGGAGACAGAACAGGCCAGCCCAAAGAAGCGCTGGGATTCCATTGTGGATAAAGCGATTTGGGCGGTCCTGGCGGCAGTAATTACGTTTATTCTGGCCCGAATCGGGCTGTAAAAAGAAAGGAAGTACATATTATGAACAAGACCATCAACGACATCATGGAGCAGTACAAGGCCGGTAAGATCACGGTGGAGGAAGCCAACGCGAAGCTGAAAGAGGCTGGCGCGAACTTTTCTCTGGACCCGAACAAGAATCCTGGAGGCGGCTGGACGAAGGAAGAGATGGAGGAGGGCTTTATTCCCGCTCCCGTTGAAACTCCCTGGTGGGCCTCCATGCACACCTTCACCGGCGCTGTCGCGTGGCAGGAGGAGATCGACAAGTACATCCCCGAACAGGATATGGTGTACAACCGGCCCAAGTATCATGGTGTGGACGTGGTGAAGGGCGCTCTGCGGTACATCTATGCCGAGGACGGGTCCTGCAAGTATCAGCCCAAGTCTATGGCGGACTACGACAAGGACCACGGGAGGGGTTAATCTATGGATGTTTCTTCTCTCGGCATCACCGGCGTGGCGGCGATCACCGTCATTTGCCTGCTGATCGGGCAAGGCGTGAAGGCATCCGGGCTTGACAACAAGTGGATTCCCATTGTCTGCGGAGTGTTTGGCGGCGTTCTGGGTGTTGCGGGCATGTTCATTATGCCAGAATTCCCCGCCACGGATTACATCACCGCTGCGGCTGTCGGCATCGTGTCTGGCCTGGCGGCTACCGGTGCAAATCAGGTTTTCAAGCAGCTGGGGAGTGGTGGAAATGCCTGACCATCTGGCGGTAACAATCCCCTGAAAGATATCCAGCGCATCCAGCGCTACATCAACACCGCTCGCCGGTCTCTCTCTCAAATTCAGAGGGAGACCGGGGCGGATTACATCCTCAACGGCACGCTCTATAACATGAGTACATTTGTACCTAATTGCCACTTGAAAGCAGACGGAAAGGTACTCTGCAAACCGGCTTACACAGTCTCCGGCTACTCCTGGAATGATGGGCCGGACATTTCTATGGACACGCTGCCAGACGCCTCTCAGCGCAATTATATCACTTGCACACCGCTGATTGTTTCCGGAAAGCCAGTCTCCAAATTGATCTATGACGTGGGGCAGGGCGGCAAACGGGGACGCTCTGCCATTGGCGTCAAGGGCGGCTCTCTGGCCCTGTACTGTACGAGGGACGGAGGGAGTATGACCCGGACGCCGGAATCGCTCAGGGACGATCTGACAGCGGCAGGATGGGATTCCGCGGTTATGCTGGATGGCGGCGGCTCCAGCCAGTGTTATTTCAAGGGCGCGGTCATCCAGAGCAGCAGAGCCGTGCATGATTTGATTCTGGTCTATCTCAAGAAAGGGGAGACAACTGTGGAAAAGAAGAAGGTGGTCCTGGACCCGGGCCATGACGCGGGAAACCTCGCCAACAAAAGCCCGGACGGAACCTATTATGAGCATGAGTTTGCCCTGGACATGGGGAAACGCATTCAGAGCATCCTGGAGCGGCATAGCGTTGCTGCCACCATGACCAGGACTGGCGGCGGGGAAGTCAGCCTTGCGCAGCGGTGTACGATTGCAAACGCCATCAAAGACCTGGATTTGTTCGTGAGCCTGCACAGCAACGCCGCTGGAGATGGAGGCTGGTCTTCTGCCTCTGGCTGGAGCGCATATGTCTATAAGACCAGCGGGAGCGGCTATAAGGCGGCAAAGGATATCCTGGAGGCCGTCAAAGACGCCGGAATTACTGTCAGGTCTACACCGATTGTGGCGGACTCGTCGCTGTATGTCTTGAAAGGCACCGTGCTCCGGCTGTTTTGATCGAGCATGGCTTCCACACCAATCAAACAGACACCGCAAATCTCAAAAACTTCGCATACCGGCAAAAACTGGCGGAAGCGGAAGCAAAGGGCATCCTGAACTATCTGGGGATTGCCTGGAAGGAGGAAACTGTGGACAATCCTTCTGAAAGTGATCTGGCGGTCCAGTGGGTGCAGGAGAACGGCATTATGCTGGGCAACACGAACGGCGACATGATGCTGGACCAGCCCGTTACCCGCAGACAGTTTGCCGTGATGCTGTACAGGTATCATCAGAAATTCGGAAAAGCCTGAACACCTGAAAGGACGTGAACCAATGAGCGCAAGAGTGAAGCTGCCGCCAGAGTTAGCGGACCTCTTGCGCTCAGAATTGGAAACAGCCATCCGGGAAGCTGCCCTACACCGGGATGATGAATTGATCGCCCGACGATATATCGTTGAGAAGTGTCCGCAAGTGGACATCGCGGCGGAACTCGGGTGGGAACGGTCAACGGTTTCGCACCATTTGCCTCACATTATGCAGGAGGTCCAGCGGACAGCTGAACGGCTAAAACAAAAAGAAAGAGCCGGGTAATCCCCGGCTCTTTTCATCTAGTGTATTGAGAGAAAAAGGTATCATCCAAAATAAGATAATCATCTACTTCTGGGATGACCTTTCGCAAATTCTGACCCTTGACCGCTACGGCCACAACCAGCTTTCCAATCATTTTCAGTTGTCGGTAAAGACTGATGTAATCTGTGTCTGCACTGAGAACAAAGGCAACGTCATACGCATTGTTGTATGCCTTGCTGAGTGCGTAAATAGCCAGATTGATGTCCGTGCCTTTTTCGACCTTATAATATGTGGATTTGTCTCTGATGTCCATGGGGGCCGTGTCAATCACGGGGCGTCCAATATACCGCCCTTCCACAACGTCCAGATATCTTGCGTTTCTCATACCCTGTACCCATTTGTAGTATTTTGCAAGATATGGGTCTTGCATAAGAAAGGAGTCCGGCTCTGGCGCGAAAATCGTAGTTTTTGTATAGCTGATGCCGGGGATCAAGCTGACTACGCCGCAAAAAACCGTATTGTAATCCAAATTTGGCGTTTTTTTCCCGAGAGAATTGTAGTAGTCGCCTACGGCGATATTAAAATTCATATGGTCTACAAAGACAGCGCCCCTTAACATATCTATCCCACCTAAAAGTTTTGTGGGGAGCTACGCATAAGCGCAACCCCCATGTTCGTAGCTTGGCAGAGGCAGGCTTTATAGCCATCTCCACAGTACTAGTATATGAAAATTTTTGAGATGTGTCAAGTAATTTTCAAAATAAATCACACAAGCCACACATAATTCCAGCTGGATTGCCACCCATGCGGGGATTTTTTATGCGACAATATAGACATGGAGGACGTGAGGATTCAAGGGTTGGTACACGTCGCCGCCCTCCTCACGGACTCCTTATTTTTGTTGCAAAGGACGTGTTATTTTGCTTGTGAATGGGTCTGAGCTTGTCAAGCGGCTGGTGGCCTGCGGATGGACCATATCCAACGCCACAGACGCCTGTTTTCAGTATGCGGCAGAGGGGAAATTTTCAGAATTGGAGGCGTTCATCCGGCAGCAGGAATTGTTGTTCGATGACCGGCGTGAATATGCGGTTTGAATTTTACAACGAAAACCCAGCCGGACGTAATGTTGGGGATTGCACAGTCAGAGCGATTTCTAAAGCCCTGGGCCAAAGCTGGGACGCTACCTATTGGAATCTCTGTATTGAAGGAAACCTGCTCAAAGATATGCCGTCAAGCAACGCTGTCTGGGGAGCCTATCTGCGCAGGCAGGGCTTCGAGAGGGATATTGTAAGAGATGATATGTCCGTAGCGGATTTCGCAACAGAGAACCCACATGGGACCTATATTCTTGCGCTGTCCGGCCATGTGGTCTGTGTCCAGGATTCTATTATATATGACACCTGGGACAGCGGGAATGAAATCGTTTTGTATTATTGGCAGAAGGAGTGACGTGAAATGCCTTATCAATACGTACCTTACCAGCAGTATTATCCTCAGCCACCCATGATGGATAACCTTGCCCAGCTGCGGGCGGGGCAGTATCAGCAGCCGGTTCCCCCGCAGACGCCGCAGCCTATGCCGCAGCAGAGCGGTCAGAGCATGGTTTGGGTCAGCGGACAGGCGGAGGCTATGTCCTATCTGGTGGCTCCCAACAGTGCTGTTGCTTTATGGGACAGCAATGCGCCCACCATCTATCTCAAACAAGCGGACGCATCTGGTAAGCCCAGCATCAAAATTTATGATCTGGTGGAGCGCGGAAATGCTGCGCAGACAGTCCAGGCGGCCCCTCAGACGCCCCCCGTGCGCTATGCCACACAGGATGACTTGGAGGCACTTGCTGCCCGTGTAGATGCTCTGAGCGCAAAGGAGATCACTCAGGTGAGACCGACCAACAAAAAGCCTGCAAAGGAGGATGCTGAATGAATCCGTTTTTCAACGCTATGGGCGGAAATAAACAGCCCAACATGATGCAGCAGTTTCAGCAGTTTATGAACCAGATGAAGGGCAAAGACCCGAATGCAGTGATTCAGGACATGATGCAGTCCGGGAAAATTACCCAGGACCAATACAACCAGGCTCGCCAGCAGGCCCAGCAGATGCAGGGCATGTTTGAGGGGATGCGGGGGATGTTTGGGAAATAAACAGCAGGGGCATTAAGCCCCGCTGTTCGGTCAGGTTTTGTGTGGACTGGCTCTGTCATCATTCTCTCAATGCTCCAGCCACGCACATATCGGTTGTGAAATGTGACCCAGTTAATTCCTAATTCTTTTGCCCATTCCACAAGCGTTTGAGTCCGTCCATTGTACTCAATCACAATGTTATCGGACTTGTTTATATTCTGCGTTTTCATCGTTGCCCAGCGGCAGTTCTCAGGACAATAGGGGCCGTCATTATCCCTTCTGTCCAGCGTATAACCCTCCGGCCTACCGCCAATAGAATCAGACCACTCAACAAACTTGAAAAAATCATGCCATTCTTCGCAAACATAAATCCCACGGACACCATAACGGCGATAGATTTTTGACTTCTCATTGTAACACCGTTGCATCATCTGTCGCCAGATTCCATACAAGGGATGCTTACTGCGGCCGTCTTGTTTGGTGTAGATGGTATTTCTGAGACAACCGCAACTTTTTACGGCTCCGTTTTTGAATTGATAAGGCAATACATCAATTGTCCCACCGCAATCACATCGGCATCGCAACCTCCAACTGGTATCGTCTGGCTTTCTTTCAGCCAGTCCAATTACAGTCAAGTAATTGTTCCGTTTTCCGATGTACTCGTTCACATCGAAATATGGTTTATAGATTCTTTTTTGTTCCATCGCATTTACCCTTTCATGCGCCCTGATTGTCAGATTGCGTGGAAACCGTCAGGGTAACGGCTTGTCGGGAGCGACCCTATCCACGCATAACAATTATAGCACAAAACCATCAAAAAGTATATAGATGCGGCCGCATTTATAAATATTTTCACAAAGGAGAAAGTTATATGTCTCTTAGTAATGATGCAACTCTGACTATGCCGGTAGCTCCTGCGTATTCTGCTGGCGGTTATGGTGGCAATGGCTCCATGTGGGGTGGAGACTGGTCTGCCTGGATTATTTTGTTCCTCATTTGGGGACCTTTGGGGGCGGCTGGGGCAATGGCTTCGGCGGAGGTTTTGGCGGAGCAAACGGGCCTGGCTTCCAGGGTTATGCCACACGCTCCGACATTAACGAGGGCTTTGCTCTGAACAACCTCCAGAGCGGCATCAATTCCATCCAGAACGGAATCTGTGATAGTACCTACAGCCTGACCAACGCCATCAACAATGGATTCCACGGTGTGGACACCGCCATGTGCAATCTGGGCACCCAGCTCCAGCAGTGCTGCTGCGACAACGCCCGGGCCATCGACGGCGTAAACTACAACCTGGCAACCCAGACCAACGGCATTCAGACTGCCATTCAGGGTGTTCGGTACGATATGGCTACCCAGGCTTGCGACACCCGCAACACCATTCAGAACAGCACGCGGGACATTATCGACAACGCCAACGCTAACAGCCGGGCCATTCTGGACTTCCTGACTCAGGACAAGATCGCCACGCTGACCGCTGAGAACCAGTCCCTGAAATTCCAGGCTTCTCAGGCGGCTCAGAACGCGTTCATTACTGCAAACCAGGAGGCGCAGACCGCCGAGCTGATTCGCCGCATCAATCCTATGCCCGTTCCGGCCTATCAGGTTCCGAACCCCTATGCCGGTTGTGGGTGCTATAGCTCCTGCGGTTGCGGCTGCTAAAATCACATACATCAGCTTTCCGGCATGACCGGAATGTTCGGCCCCGTGCCGATACTACAACAACGCGGCGGGGCAATGGCTCCGCCGTATTCTTTTATGAGAAAGGATTGATTTTATGGCTGAATTTACAAATGTATTTGTTCAGCAGATCGCGGCTAATGGGAATGCAGTTTTCAGCGAAACGCCCGTTTCCGGCTCTAATTGTATTGTCCATCGGGATGGTTCTGGCATCATCACTCTGCGGGGGATGACGAATCAGTGCCGTGCCCGTTACAAGGTGGTATTTGGCGGGAATATTGCCATCCCGACCGGTGGGGCGGTGGGTCCCATCTCCGTCGCTATCGCCGTGGAGGGCGAGGCACTTGGAAGTGCGACAGCTGTTGTGACGCCTGCGGCAGTCGAGGACTTTTTCAATGTATTTGCCGCCGCATTTATTGAGGTTCCCCGGGGCTGCTGTGTGACAGTGGCTGTCAAAAACACCTCCACTGAGACGATCGAGCTGGAAAATGCCAACGTGATCGTTGAGCGTGTATGCTGAAAGGAGAGAGCAAAATGAAAGCACTGTATGAGCTGAAAGAGAAGTTTGAGATGGAGCTGGAGGAACTAGCTCGGAAGGGCGAACTGGGCGCTGGCGATTTGGAGCTGGCACATAAGCTTACCGACACCATCAAGAACATTGACAAAATCTGTGCTCTGGAGGAAGATGGTGGTTACTCCGAGGCAGGAGATTGGGAAGGGCGCGGGTCTTACAATCGCGGTTCCAGCTACGCCAATCGCGGGAAACACTACGTTCGGGGCCACTACTCCCGAGATGGTTACAGCAATCGCGGCTACAGCCGTGAAAGCGGTTACAGCCGCCATGACGCAAAAGAGCAGATGATGGCCCAGTTGGAGGATATGATGGGCTCTGTGTCGAATGAGCGGGAGCGTGAGGCTATCCGCCGCTGCATGGAACAGCTGGACCGTGAGTAAGGGGGTGCCGCCATGAATGGCACCAACGAAGCGCGGGAGGGCTCCCGAGAATGGCTCCTTTTAAAAATTGCGGAATGCATGGTTGAACCAATGAGCGAACGGACGGCAGAACGTTTAAGCACTTACAGCGGAGCGTACAACGCTATCTGCCAATGGGAAAACGGAAAGCCTCCCGATTCCAATTCATCTAAACCGTTCACCCAGGAAGAGGCGAAAGAGTGGACCAGCGCAATGCAGAATGTAGACGGTACTACCGGCCCACACTGGACGTTGGAACAAACCAACCAGATCATGACGCAGAGGGGAATCAACTGCGACCCTGCGGAGTTCTACGCTGCTATGAACATGGTCTATTCGGATTACAGCAAGGTTGCTAAGAAGCTCAATGTCAGCAACATCGATTTCTATGCCGAAATTGCGAAAGCGTTTCTGGATGACCAGGACGCCGCTCCCGACAAGCTTGCCCGGTACTATGAGTTTGTCGTGAAGCACTGATGATAGTCCCCGCTCTCTCGTGAGGGCGGGGATTTGCTAGTAAAATGTTAGTAACTGTTGAAGTATATTGATAAATCTCGGAGAATAAAAAATGGCAAAACCATTGAAAATACTGGGAAAATATATAGTGGTTTGCTCGCGGATTATGCATGAATATATCTTTTAAGCAGTGGGTCCGGGGTTCGAATCCCCGCCGGGTCACCAGAAAATCCCCTAGAGCCTCAATGGTTCTGGGGGATTTTTTTGTTTCTAAATAATGTTGTTTGGACGTAATGTGTTAGTAACGAGAAATACTATTCACGGCAGAAATAAGTTCTTCGGCATCCGTGTGAACATAGATATTTGCAGTTGTGGTGTAGTTGGCGTGCCCTAAAATTTTCTGAAGAACTTCTGGAGGCATCCCGTTTTTTCGTGCCCAGCTTGCATAAGTGTGGCGTGTCGAGTGCGGGGTTTTCCGTTCGATTCCAAGTTTTTTTAGAAGCGGGTGGAAGTCTCTTTTTGCAAAATTCTGGGGGACATGCTGACCAACATATCCAGATAACAATAAAGGCCCATCGGCTTGCGCGGCAAAGTATTCAAAATATGGCCGTCCTTCTGGCCGTATGGGAATAATACGATTGCGGCCAGCTTCAGTTTTTTCTCCACCAATTACATAATTCTCGTGGTAATCTTGAAGAGGGAGATAAAACAACTCCCCAATTCGCATTCCAGTATAGATCAGCATAAGGATAATTTTTGCAGTCTCACTACCATCCCGCTCTAGCTTGGCGATATCAGCATCCGAAAATATTTCTTTTTCTTTTCTTGTGTTCTCTGGAAGTCGAACAAATTTGGCAAAGTTGGTTGTACAGATTTCCTCCCGAATAGCCCACTGCGACATTTGGGTAAGAAGCTGCTTGTACTTGGAGACGGTGGAGTGCGACTTCTTCATATGCGCGTCAAGTACGCTCTGAAAATCCGCCGTTCGCAAATCTCTGAATTTCTTCTCATGAATAGGTGAGAATACAGCAAACGCGCGGTCATAGGATTCAACACCCTTTGGCCCAATTTCTTTATAGTGCTCCACCTTCCACGCTTCAAATACCTCTGAGAAGGTCATGTTGTACCGCTCTGTCAAATCTTTTCCGGAAAGCCGCTCTAGGGTTTCCAAAGCGTCTGTCTTTCGCTCATAATATCCTATCACTACTTTGTTTTTTGCGGCTACCCAGGGACGTTTCCTGCGTCCTTGTAGCTTGTAAACTGTTCCTGTACCGTTGGCACGTTTTAATGCCTTGCGCTTTTCTGGAACCTGTTTCTTTCCACACATGGGGCAATATATGGCACCTTCCGGCAATGCTGCTTTACATTTGACACAATTCATTTCTGCCACCACCTAAGATCACGCCGCCAGGGGATTCCTGACGGCGTATTATAGTTATTCTAGTCCATAACCATGTTTACTATATACAATATAATCATCAAATAAAATGGTTGCATAAGACAAAGTTCCGCCAGTCCCCTCCCAGCGATATGTTTTTATAGTTCCAACAGAGCTTCCGGCATCTCCGACCTCACTTTGAAGAACACCATCACTACCTATAATTTCTCGAACCTCTGTTAATGTCATTCCGACCGCTATTTGATCATACTCAAATTGACTGATAGTTGGAGGATTAGTCTCTGTTCCGCTATCTATTGGTTTGAAAAGATCAAATTTTATAGAACCATTATATCCACTTGCCAAGATACTTTCATCTGGCGACTCAATTTGTGCGCAAATTGTTGATGTAGAATAATTAGTTGCGAGCTCTTGCGATTTGGCCAAAGCTGAATTAAGTGCAGCAACGATTTCCTCCCAGTTTTCTGGTTGACTATCTTTAGAAAGATCGGAGCGAATATAAACCATAATGCGTGTTTGAAGATTTTGCACAGAAACTTCCGCCCCAGGGATAACCTCCGAAAAAATATTTTCTAAATCTGTATAATCTGCGCTATCTTCTGTTTCATTAACTTCTGAAAGCTCTGTTTCATCATCCTGCTGTATAGTGGGTTCATCAATATCTTCGGTGGGCTGCTCAGATTCCCCGCAAGCAGACAGCAAAAACAAGAAAAGACAAGAACACAACAAGAGACGCAACATTTTTTTCATTTTCCACTCCTCCTAATTTTACCGCCTTTTAGCGGTTTTTATTTTTCAATATTTCTAAAATAAATTTCCTTATTCGACAAAATACAACAAAATTAAGTACAAATATAGCGTATAGTTCAAACATAGGCCACTAAAACGTGCCGAAATTAGAAAATTTATATAATTCTGATTGGGAGGGGCACAGACTGGGAGGAGGGCGCAACATGACGCCGAAGGAAGAAACTGTTGATATGCTTAAGAAAGAAATTAAACTAATCTTGGAAAGAAACAGAGACGTACCTTATCTAAAATCCCTGCTTACACGTGCCCTTATCCTAGAAAAAATACACCACAAATAATCGAAAAGGCTCCGGGTAACCGGGGCCCTATTTTTTTGTAAAGCCGTCTATCAGTTTTCTGATGGCGGCTTTTTCGTTGTCTTCCATAAACCAATATGCCTTGATAATCCGCTTAATCAGTTCATCATCTGACATATGAATCTGTTCCATAACCTCAAGGAACTCTTCGTCTTCGTCCCTCTGAATATGAGGCTCACCTTCGCCGGTACGCAGCCAGAGCTCGGAGATATTGAACTCCCGGCAGATATCAGCAATGGTGCGGTCGCTTGGGTTGTTTTTCCCTGAACAAAGCTCTGAAATAAATGCTTGTGATAAATTGAGCCGTCGTGCAAACTCGGCTTTTTTTATCCCAGCATCTTTTATGCACCAAGCAATGCGGTCATTAATGGTCTCCATTTTTGCGCCTCCTATCTGATACATATTAAAACACAAGCACAGAAATAAGTCAAGAAAAATATTCGCTGAGCGAAGAAAAAGTGTTGACATATTCGTTAAACTATGATAGTATATCGTTAGACGAAGATGGAGGTGAAAAAATGCCTGTAATTGATACCAGCAAACTGTCAGACGCCCAGACTGTGGCAAATAAGCTAACGGGCTTACCCAAAGAAGCCCTCCTTTATATCGCTGGATATGCGGAGGGGTGCCGGGACAAACCCACTCGGAAGCGCAGGAAAAAGGAGCGCACCAACGGAGAAAGCAAATCCCTCCAGTAATGGAGGCAGGAAATGGAAAAAGGAGGTGAGACCGATGGAATATGTCACCGAGCGTGTTGTGAATATAGCGGAATTGGAGGGGATGATTCTTTCCGCTTACCACAATATCTCTCAGCTGCGAGCGGAGATGGAAAAAGAAAACCCGTCGATGGTCCAGATCGACGAGCTTTCTAAAAAAATCCATTTGGAGTTGTTGCAGGCAAAAGACTTTGAATTTTGCGTTGAACGGCGAAAGACGATTTTAACAGATTAAGGGTTCCTCACATCAATCTCTTTTGGAAAGTCAGCGAGATATGGGCATTTCTCAACGTCGCAAAACCTATATAAGCCAAGCCGTTTATCTTGCTTAATTTTTGGCCGATGAAGATTTTCTATAATCTCGCAAGTGGCAAAGGCAAATCGTGCTAGATATGGAGTGTTCGGGTCATCCGAATATATATACTTTGCTGTGATGCGGATGTCATCTAGCCATAGCGGGCACTTAACCGTCTTATAAACCAAAGTATAAAAGGAATTTGGCATAGATGGATTCACCTCCTTCCATACTCAGTATAGCACGGACAGCAGGAGGGGACAAGGACAGGAAATCGGACAGTGAATAGAAGGGGGTGAAAAAGATGGACAATCAGCAGATCAGAGAAACACTCGAAAATCAGCTGCAACTTCTTTCCAAGCGTTCCAAAGGCTGTCTGTCAGACGGCGATCTGGCAAAGATTTCAGAAGCGATGATTAGTCTTTCGGAATGTATTTGGGGGAGTCACCCTATTTTTGAATTACCCAACAACTTTGATAATCAACGCCGCGAGGATTGCGATAACAACGCCTTTGACGATACGAAGCGCGGCCCGAGATATATTTTTACGTTTCTCGGCTCTTTTCTGGGCGCACTCATCGGAATGTTTCTCGCAAGGCTTTTCCTATAAGGAAAATGAAAAGACGCTGGCAGGGGGGTAATACCGATGGACGCGATTATTGTGAACGGCTCCGCAAAAGATGGTGGCACCGAATCTGTCCAATAAAACGGGACGGTGAATAGGGGAGGGGGTGCATGTCATATTTCAATGGATCGCTTTATTATTGTCTGTTATTGAAGTGTGTTACATATTTATCTGCGCTGTTTCAGATGAAGAAATAAGCGGCCTGCTTGTATCGCTACTCTCTTCCGCAACGATACTTTTTGTAGCATTACATTTTTCTGGGACATAAGCTTTTCGCATGTTAAACGAGCCCAATAGGAATAACTTAAAGTTTTCCCATTGCTAGTTGAAATTGATAGATCACGAACCATTTTTTCGGATTTTGAGTTTAAGTTTAACGAGGTTATGACATCAAAAAACAAGGAAATGTCATCTTTACCACAAAGACTGATAGCTAATAAAACAGATTCAGAAAAGCCAGAAAAGTCTTTTGCCATAAGTTTGGCTGTTTCCCAAATTTCCTTTTCAGCGACAGCTATTTCTTTTATCCATTCATTTTTCTGTTTTATGTGTTCCATTTTTTCTTGATGTCGGTTATTGAGGTAAACAGTTATAACTGGAGAAATGATTGCAACTGAAAGTGCAATCCAAGCTGGCCAATCTCCAAATTGCATAAAATTGCCTCCCTTCTCGCCCAGTATATCACGGCATAGCAGGGAGGACAAGAAACCGGACAGTGAAAGCAACCGAGTAGAGGGGGTGAGACCAACGGATTATAAAAAGTGGTTTGGACTCTTTTTGTTTCATTTTGGAGTCACACTATTTGCACTCTGCGTTGCGAACGTCCTTTTTGGCTTCTTCACGTAGACGTAGCATTTGCTCTCCCAGAGCGGATATATCTAGGGGTTCTTTTGCAAGCGTTGGAATTGCATCTCGCATAATTGTTTCGGATTTTTGAGAACAAATTAAACAGGCGCGCTCTATTGCGGTGACAAGCTTGTATACATCCTCGCCAGACATTTCTACCATGCAAGCGTAATAACCAGAAAAAACGTCAGCATATGCCTCACGCAGTTCTTTGGCCTTTGTTTCTTGTTTGTTTGCTTTGGTGGCTATTTTGGCTCCAATAATGGCGGATGCAAGAGCGAGCAAACCGCCTATTATTTCCGGCGATACAGATTTGATTAGCTCATTCATTACAATGTAACCTCCTTTTTACCTGATTTTATCACATTGAAGTGGAGGAGGACAACCAAATAAGGATGCCCCGCCAGGTGTCGGAAGCACCCAGCGAGGCGGCAAACCTAATTGAAGCAACCAATCAGGCTTGCAGGAAGATTGTACCACAACCTCCTTCAAGCCGCAAGAAGAAGGAGGAAAAAATGTCTGATTTGACAACCAAGGATTTAAGGCGGGATATTTCCCGTGTCAAGCGAGAGGTGGACAAGATAGACCGGGCAGCTCACGGCATGACATTTGAAGAGTTAATCCGGCTGCTGGCATTCCCTAAAAAGGGCGTTGCAGCGGACGAGTTGCTTTCAGATCAGGACATAGGACAAACAGGAGATTGAAGTGGCGGTTTTTAAAACGATTGTGTTTATAATCTATATTTTATGTGCAGCAGCCGCCACCCATTTTAAATATGAGAAAGAGAATGACGAGGCATTATGGTGGCTTGGGTGGGCTATCATTTTTTACATGACATTTGTTTCTTATGGATGGTGAGGGGGTGAGAGGATGGCCGATGTAAAACTCAATGTTACTCTGAACGGAGTAGATGAAGCTCAGCGTAAAGCAAAGCTGCTTGAGAACACAATAAAAAGGGCCAAGTCGTTGGCGAGCGACCTGGCCGGATTACTCAAGGATTTATCAGTTGAAGTTAGAGGTAAAACCGATGAATAGCTTTAAAGTAACAAAAGATCACCGTATTTTACTGAATGACGTGGAGATTGATCATGTTCTTGGCTTTGATCTTCACATTGAAGCAGGAGAAGACCCGGAAGTTGTTCTGCGATTCTTGGCGTCAAACATTGATATTGATGATTACAGAGACTACTGATACAAGAGCTAGGCGAAAGGAACAATAAAGAGCGCCCCGGCCAGTGATGGGACACCGACCAGGGCATGACACCACGTGAAAGGACCACGAGGTATCGGAGACAGTATATCACATCCTCCGGCCTCTGGCAAGAATAGGAGGATATTTTTATGAACGAAAAAGACAGTATCAAAGACCTGGAAGCCCAGGCGCGGAACACGAAGCACCTGATGGACAAGCTCAACCGTGCGGCGTATGGAATGACCTTTGACGAAGCAATCCGGCTGGGCAAAGAAAATCCCCCGCCGTGTTCGCAGCACGACGAGGGTAAGGATTGAGCAACCACGAACAATCCCTTTGAGAGCAGTATACAGCCTCCAAAGGGAAAAAGCAAGGAGGATTTTATGATTGAGACATTGACCGCTGCGGAAGCCACAGAACGACTTCGAGCAGAAGGAATGCGCATGTCCAGAGACACGCTGATGGACGGCATCCGGCAAGGAAGATTTCAATTTGGGGATTACGTGGAGCGAAGCGGAGATAAAGCGCCCTGGTGCTATATCTATAAAGCGCTGCTTGACCGGTGGATTGCAGAAAGGGCGAAGGGAGATCAATGAGCAATTTAACATTTTTCTTTGTGCTACTAGGAGTATGCACATTTACCAAAGGCCTTTTCTGGGTGGTAGACAAGCTGGAGGGGCGGGTATGAAGCGAAGGCTTACCAGCGAGGAGCGACGGCGGCGCAGTAATCGAACGCTGCGGATTCTTACATATCTTTGCTTCGTCGGGCTTCTGGCAATCTGGTTAATTGGATTCCTGGCGCTGAATGTGGACGCGGAGCCTCCGCGCCCGGAACACACAAAAGCACCATGCCGGAGATCACATTGGACGAGCTGGAGGCGGCTGAAAATGAGCTGATTGAGGCCGCACTGTTGGCCCGCTCAACCAAGCTGGAGGACGTGACCATCACCTTCTACTGCTGCGAGGAACGGCCCCACATCTGCGGGACAGGCTCCGGCATCACTGCCAGCGGACGGCGCGTGACTCCGTATGTGAGCTGTGCTGTAGACCCTGCCGTGATTCCGCTGGGCAGCACCATTATGATCGAGCACAATGGCGAAATGTTGTATCTGCGGGCGGACGATACCGGACCTGCTATCCGGGGAAACCGTATAGATTTGGCAGTCCAGGGGCACCAAGAGGCCTTATCACTGGGTGTGAAAACGGCTGATATTTGGTGGTGCGAGGAATGAGCCTGATTGAGGATTCGGTTTCCGCACGTAAAGCCATATGACCTACGGGCAATGGAAATTGCTTCACCCTGGAGACCCACCGCCAAGAAAAGGACATCCATCAATTGGAACCCGGTACTGTGAGGTGTGCGGCGCAGTTTTGAAGCGACGGCAAAAACGATTCTGCTCTGTCGATTGTTCCGGCAGGGTTTGGAAACAGCAAAAGCGGAAGGATGCGAGATGAAAAAATATCCAGAATGCAGTCAGTGCACACACACCCTGAACCCCGTTCTGGAAGATGACTGCGAAAAGTATTACATCGTAGACGGGGAGATTTACTGCAAATTTTGTTTCAAAGACTACGTTTTAGACTGGATAGACACGAATTTAGATGAGATTGCCGGAATGATGGACATACCGGTAGTCAGAGTGGAGGAATAACAATGTTGAAACCATACCATGAGATGGTGCAGGTTGATGTACTGCCTCGCTGCGATTACCGAGAGGCGAAGGACGATAACGGGAAAAAAATCAAGGTTCCTTATCTGAACTGGGCCACCTGCAAATCTATGCTCCATGAGAACGGAGCAGAAACTGTTTACTTTACACCTTTGAAAACATTGGAGGGCAGCTATCTTTTTACCTCTGCCGATGTGGCAAATAAAGATGGAAGAAAGACCGGATGCTGGTTTGTGTCTGTTGAGGTACACATTGATGATTTGGTATTCACGATGGATATGCCCCTGATGAATGGGTCATTAGTAGTGTACGAAGATACACTCAATCAGCTTAGAATCTCCAACGCCCACGCAAGAGCGTTTGTCAAAGGCGTTGCCATCCATACAGGCCTCGGATTTAATCTGTGGACCACAGAAAAGGACACAGAACGGGATAGTGACGATTTGAGCGGACATAGTATTTGGTCCATCAAAGAACGCATTGAGCGGTTGATTACCGCAAAAGAGAAAGCTGGATTGGACCATAGAGACCTTTTGTCGACACTGAATCTTAATGATAAGCAATTCCGCACACTGATGTTGCAATTCAACAACATCGCTACCCTAGAACAGAAACTTCAGCAATTATGATTCACGATCATGAAAGGTCTGGCTGGTTTGGTGCCAGCGATACAGGAAAAATCGTGGGGAGCTGGGAAACACCCACATTTGAAAAGTGGTGGATGGTAAAACTGGGCATTCGACAAGAGGACTTTACCACAGATGCAATGCTGACAGGAACAGCTTTTGAACACAGAATCCTGGAACATATCGGCATCCGGAAAATGGACCGTCAAATCAGAATTCCTCGGCTATGTCTTCGCATTAATCTGGATGGCGAGACCAAGGACGAAATCAGCGAGGTAAAAACTTATGGAAAGGACCATTTTGTAGTATCAAAAGCCTATTGGCAGCAGTGCCAAGCAGAGATGTTCGGCGCAAAGAAGCAATGCCGTATTGTTGCATATCATCTGCTTCCAGAGGACTATCTTAACTGGTTTTCCCCTATCGATGATGCTAGAATTTCTTACTACCCAATCCAATACGACGCGGAATGGGTCAAGACAGAATATTTGCCCCGTCTGATTTATTTGTCGAATTGCTTGAAAAAAGGAGTGTGGCCTAATGCAGACGAACAACGTACGCTGGCAACAGGACAGTGATGGCACCTGGGTTTGTGTTCAAGTGTCCCACCGGCAGGCGTTGGATGTCTGTAGCAGCATCCGCCCTGGAAAGACTTATGACGTAACCATCAAACCCCACAGAGAGCGCCGCAGCCTGGACGCCAACGCTTATTGCTGGGTGCTGCTAGACAAACTTGCGGAAGTCCTGCAGGTAAAGAAAGAAGACCTTTACCGGGAGTACATCCGTGACATCGGAGGAAATTCCGAGACTGTCTGCGTTCGAAATAAGGCCGTGGACAAGTTGGTGGATGGCTGGCGGCACAATGGAATTGGCTGGCAGACGGAGACGTTCCCAAGTAAGATCAGTGGCTGCACCAATGTCACACTCTACTACGGCTCCAGTACTTATGACACTGTTCAGATGTCCCGTCTAATCGACCTAATTATTGAGGACTGCAGAGAGCAGGGAATCGAGATCTTACAGCCAGAGAAACTAGCAGCGATGATGGAGGGATGGGATGAACAAACTCACTAAGGCCACATCCATATCTCCGAAGGTCAAGCGGGCCGTGTGGGAGCGGGACAACCACCTGTGCATTTTCTGCAGGAGGCCCGGCGCCCCCATTGCTCACATTGTACGCCGCTCTCAGGGCGGTCTTGGCATTGAGAGAAACGTTGTTACGGCCTGCCAGAAATGCCATAGAGAGTTTGACGAGGGCCGCAACCGGGAGACCATGTACGTACATGCCATTTCCTATCTAAAATGCTTTTACCCTGACTGGAACCGGGAGGATATGATCTATCGGAAGGGGAGAACCCATGACCCAATGTGAGCGCGTTTTACAGTACATGCAGGACTTCGGTTCCATCAACCCCATGCAGGCGCTAGGCGACCTGGACTGCTACCGTTTAGGGGCCCGCATATACGACCTGCGGCAGGGCGGACACCACATCACCCGCCGCATGGTCTCCGCAAAGAACCGTTACGGCGAGAGCGTCAGCTACGCCGAGTACAGATTGGAGGACAACAATGCTCAATAAAATCATTTTGCAAGGGCGTCTTTGCAAAGACCCGGAGCTGCGCCGCACCGGAAACGGCACCGCCGTGACGTCGTTTTCCCTTGCCGTGGACCGGGACTTCAAGTCTCAGTCCGGCGAGAAGGAGACGGACTTCATTGATATTGTGGCCTGGCGCTCTACCGCTGAATTTGTCAGCAAGTACTTCTCCAAAGGCCGCATGGCTGTGGTGGAGGGCCGCCTGCAAATCCGGGACTGGACGGACAAGGACGGCGGCAAGCGCCGCAGCGCCGAGGTGATCGCGGATAACGTCTACTTTGGGGATTCCAAGAAAGATGACCAGGGCTCCCGTCCTGTCCCCCGCGGTGTGGACGTTTCCGCCTCTGACTTTGCAGAGATCAGCGAGGAAGACGGCGAGCTACCGTTTTGATTGGAGGGCTATCAATGAAATATACACTGTTTGTTATTGACGGTGGTTATCTGGACGATGCAAACGATACGGTAACTATTCAAGGGGTGCGTGAATGCGAACTTCCCGCTTTGCTCCGGTTGTTTACCGCAGGAAAGAACAACTTTGACGTTGTAGTTCGACGCTCCGAAGAGGAGTAAGGCAATGGCGGAAAAAAAGGAATATGTCAAGCTTTGGATGAGCTACGAAAGCTATTTCGAGCCGTACAGTGACGGTGAAGTGGGGCGTCTGGTGCTGGCCATGATGAAATATCGTGCGTCGGGAGTGGAGCCAGAATTCAACGGGAATGAACGGTACGTTTGGCCAGCCATCAAAAGGGACATCGACGAATCTTTGCAGGCGCAAGAGGCAACCGCTACAACCAACCGGGAAAATGGTAAAAATGAATGGATAAAAGAAATAGCTGTCGCTGAAAAGGAAATTTGGGAAACAGCCAAACTTATGGCAAAAGACTTTTCTGGCTTTTCTGAATCTGTTATC